AGATAACGGTTAACTTGCTGATTTATCAGCGGTAGGTACTTCTTGATGATTTTAGTTTTTACTCCTCCGTCCTTAAGCAAACTATAAGTGAAATCGTAGTAGTTAACTGAGTCCTTTTTAGAGGCTAGTTCTTCGTATGTAGTTTGGAGATTGTTTCTGAAATTTTCTAACTTCTCATGTTCAGTATTTCGGTTTTCAAGTTGAGTGGTAATAGTTTGAACTTCCGATTCAAGATCTCGGATTTGTCGTTGGCATCCATTGATCTTAATATTATTTTGAGAAATTTCATTTGTGAGTTTTGTAATCTCCTTAGAGAGAGCAAGGAATTGACGCTCTCGCTCTTCTTCTCCTTTAATTGCCTCCTCCAGTTCTTTATAACCAGATTGCAACTCTTTTGCTTTATTTTGAGCGTCGTTAATTCTATTTATTCTGAAGGTCTCGTCAATCTCTTGAGTACAAGTAGGACAAACCGTATTCTCAGTAAAGAACTTATGCTCTTTAGTAATCGTAGATACTTTCTGGGAGATCTTTCCTTTGAGATTTCCTAACTTACGAAGTTTTTCTGTTGCTCCAGTCACATACTCCTGTTCTTTATTGAATTCAAACACCTTTTCTTCAGTGACTGAATTTTCCTTCATATGAAGTTCAATTTCAGACATTAAATCGGAAATTTTCCGATTATTACTACTGATATTATCTTTTCCACGATTTTCAAGTTCTTCAATAAACTCTTTCTGCATCTTAACTTTATCGTTGAGAGATTCTTTCTTCAATTCAAGAGTTTTGATTTCATCTTTAAGTAAACGAATCTTATCTTTAATTACAAGATTCATAGAAGAAAAGATCTTTATATCAAGAAGATCCTCAATCACCTCACGGCGATGAGATGCGGGAAGTTGCATAAAAGGAACAAAAGTACTGGAACCCAGAATCACAATCTGAGTAAAGGACTTATAGTTCATTTTAAGAACATTTTGCTCCAACCACTTTTGCTGATCCAAAGCAGCAGAAGATTGATCCAAAAGAGAATCATCACGATAAATCTCAAAGATATTAGGTTTAATACCCCTTACCACTTTCCAAGAAGTACTTCCAATATCAAACTCAACCTCAACTCTACAGTCCCTATCATTTGTAGAATTGATAAGTTGAGGTTTATTAATCTTGCGGAATGGTTTCCCAAACAAAGAAAAGGTCAATGCATCAAGAATTGTACTCTTTCCAGCACCATTTGATCCAATAATGAGATTCGTTGAATTCTTTGTAAAATCAACTTCTGTAAATTGGTTTCCAGTAGAAAGAAAATTTTTCCAACGAATAGTTTTAAATAAAATCATGAGTCACATTAATTGGAGGAATAACAATGTCATCTGGGGTAATTAGTGTATATTGATATCCATGAAGTTCGCAAGTTTTTATCATTACCTCATCTTCAATTTCAATTACATGCATTTCTGGATAACCATCTTCTTCTAACATCATAGCATAGCGAGTAGCATCATCCTCTTCCTGAAACAAATAAAGGATGTGTTCTCCTTCATCATCCATTACAGAATATGCGCCTTCTTTTTCTTTGCCGTTAATTGTTAGAATAAACATTAAACCAATTCACACGCTTCTTGATAAACTTCTTGAAGTAGTTTTTGTACTATAGATTTATCAAGATTGACTTCTGCCTCCTCAATATATCTATTCAGGATCGAAAGTGTATCTTCAGATTCAAAAGCCTCAAACTCTGCAGATTCTTGAATTTCAAAGTTCTCAACTATTTTGAGTTCAGCAATATTGGAAGAATAAAGTTTATCAATAAACCTTTCAAACTGTTTAGTATCAGTTTTCTTACGGACAACTACTTTTACGATTTTATTCTCATACTCTCTAGTATCAAAAGTTTGATAGTTAGTATCCTCATAATAAATGTTATGAAACATTTTATACGGATTATTGATAGGTTCGTGCTCTAGAGTTTCAGTATCAAAAATAGTAAAACCGCGAGTATCACCTACATCCGTCCAATAAATCTCATAAGGATTTCCCGTATAGAATACAGTTCCATTATTAGAACGAGTGTGGTAATGACCAGAAAATACCTTTTTGAAGTCCTTAAAAAGATCTGCTTCCAATCCATGTTCCATAACCAAAGAACGGTTTACGCGAAACCCCTGAAGTTCCAAATGACCCATAGCAACTTTTGCTTTGGTCTTCTTGATTAACTTCAAAGATTGATCTTGGTTATCCATACAAATCCAAGGAAGAAGTAGAATATCAAGATTTCCTACTTTAATCTCTGTTGGATCCGAATATGTTTTCACATTTGGATAATCTTTAAGAAGAAGTTGTGGAGAGTTAGTATTATTTGTATTCTTATAATAAGAATCATGATTACCAACAATCATATGAACATCATAATTTCTTAGAGGTTCAAATACAACTCTTTTTGCCCACTCTAAACTTTGGTAGTCAATTGATTTACGACTATCAAAAGCATCTCCCATATGAATAAGTGTTGTGATCCCGTACTGTTCCAGCGTCGGGAAGAACACATTCTTATAGAAAAGTTCAAAATAGTCATGAAATAGTTTTGAACCTTTACGAGCACCGTAATGAGTGTCGTTAATCAAAGCAATACGCATCAGTAACGTAGTTTCGCGTGAACATTATCCTTGATACTATTGTAGTCGCTGTAGTTAGATCCGTCAAGGCTGTTGTCCTCAAAAACCTCAGAATACCCCGAACGCTCAAGGATTTTGTTTTTGATTTCTAACTGACGCTTCTCTCTTTGAATACGACGAAGGAAAGCGTAGTGAATGATTTGAGTGAAGTAAGCAAAAGGATTCTGTGACTTCTCGGGATTGAAGTTGTGAATGTACTGGACGCAATTTTCAATTCCATCGGAAATCATATCTTCTTTAAACATATAGTTTACAAAGTTAGGTTTAAAGGAGAGATGATTTGCGATCTTCAAGAAACACTCACCAATGTAGCGGGGGATCGGTGGTTTTGGTTTATCTTGGAGACGCGCAATATCAATATCCTCGCGGTACTTAATAAGTGCAGCAAGAAACTCTTTATTGTTGACGTAATGCTCTGACCTTTTTCTCTTGGTCATAACTGCTGTTGTAATCATTAGTTTTACTCATAATATGTATGAATTATAGCATTTCTAAAAATACTTGACAACACCATTTAAACCCTGTACAATAACCTTTGTCGGGGTTGAAAAGATTATCTTTAGCTATTTTTATAGAGTTTCTCTAAGATCTCTTTAGCATCATTCACATTAGCAATGTATCCCATTCTGCGGTTAATTTGGGAATGATTGGTAGTATCTTTTGAAGATTGTCTTGCATAACTTTGATACATCATTATCATTTCAATATCAGATGATTCGGACATCGTTAAAACATCCTCAAGGTTAAGGATAAACATATCATCTGTGGTTGTTTTTAACCAAGGTTCTATTTTATATCCAACCATCCCAGTTTTACTTTTAACTTCTTTTATTATAATTGGATTGGTAATAATTAATAATGTTTTATCTTCTTCCTCAGAAGCTGCTACTTTAGCGAAGATTTCTTCGCCTGTTTTTAATTTAAGTGTTGCATAAAAATCTTCTTCAATTCCCATTTTTCTTAAGTTGTATAGTGATTATTTCATAATTAAAGTTTTCTTCATTATAGATTTTAATTCTTTCTATGAGGTGATTAAGAGTATAGTTTTTTCTTGAGTTATAAGTGCAATCATCGGCAATATCATAAAGAACTGCTTTTGTTTTGTTTTTTCCTTTTCTCAAAACTCTTCCGATTGATTGAAGATTGCGAATTCTTGATTTACTTGGAGAAGCAAAAATTACATTGTGTAGATTCTTAATATTAATACCTGTAGAGAACGTTCCATAAGATGCAACAATAATTGCATTATTTTCTCTTTCTGTAATTTCTCTAACTAATTCTCTTTCTTCAGTATCAACTCCACCATGAATGAAAAATACTTTACGATCATCTCGCTTAGTATTATTTATCTTTTCGTAGAGTATTGCTCCATGTGCTTCTACTCTAGAAAACAGAACAAGTGTATTGCCTTTTAGATCCAAAGAAAGGTTTGTAATAAATTTATTTCTTTGATTGTGGGAGATTAAATATTGAATTTCATCTTCATACTTCTCAAACTTTTGAGGAGGATGTTTAAGAACAATGCATTGAATATCCAACTGAGAAAGATGTCCTTGACGCATCAGTTCATCAGTTTTAGTCACCTTATACGATGGACCAAATAATCCTTCAAGAACCCATTTATGCGTTTGAGTTCCGTCTAGAGTACCGGTAAATCCAAAACGATATTTTGCATGATGGAGTTTAGTCATAATATCTACAAGTGACTTGCTCTTGAATAAATGAGCTTCATCACCTATAATCACTCCATAATCCTCAAAGAAAGAACGCTCTAGTTTGTATACTGATTGCCAAGTTGTAATTGTAACTGGAAACTCATTTGTTTTTTCTCTTCCCGAATAGATACGGTGACAGTATGACTCAGCATCCCATCCATAATCCTGAAAATCCTTATACATCTGCTCTACAAGAGATGTCGTTGGAACAACTAAAAGAATTTTTTCGTTCTTGTGTACGTAGTATCTCACTAACGAATAAATCATCAGAGATTTGCCTGATGCAGTGGGACTTATTAATAATTTACGGTTATGTCTTAGAGCATCGTATACTCCCTCTATTTGATAATCTCTTGGAGAATGAGAACAAATAGAATTCATATAATCTTTAACACCTTCATATGAGATATGTTCGTTTATCTCAAAAGGTTGTCCGTAGAATTTATTTTCTTTAAATTCATAAGTATAATTATGCAGAGAAAGTTTGTTGATTACCTTATCAAGTAATCCGACATAAATTTCTCCAGTATGAGTGCTTAATAGCCTAATCTTTCCATCCCAGTGCCTGCTTCTATACTGGGACATGAATTTTGCAGATTCAACCTCAAATGTAAAATAAGGTTGAAGTTCGTAAAGAATATGTGCCTCACAATGAAGTTTCAAAAAAACTTCATTTTTCTTTTCAATAATTACATCACTCATAACATTCATCATGCTATGAGTATTTATTTACCCTAGTCCAGAGTTAAATCGCATAAACTCAATTGAATTCTTAATCTGGTAAGTTCTATTTTGTATCATCTTTAGAATACTCTCTATATACACTAACATTGTATCGTAGTAATCAATTTTTAAGCAAACTGTAGAAAGTTTTTCGTCCGCATCAAGATACTTTTGCATGGTATCTTTATCACGAATCTTTTTGGGGAATGGATTATCTACATATACATCTGGATCAGCTTTTCCCGAATAATATTCATATCTTTCGTGTCTTATATTTCTTTTTTGTTGCTCTGCCTTTTTTCTTAGTAGAAAAATTGTATTATATAAATCAAAATATTTTGCATGTAGAATGGGAATATTCAAAGATTCTGTATGGAGATTATCAATATCTATCTTTGAATCTTGTTCCCACATCTTTTGTATAGAATCAAGATCTAAACTCATAAAGGATTTCCGCCAAGATCAACTATATTGTAAATAGTATACTTGAAACTTACCTCTGCTGTAAAGTACTGTACATCTGTATTTGTTGCGTCAAAACTTAATGTGCTTAGTGTATATGGAAAAAGATCTCTAAAAACAATTTGAAAATTTGGTATTGATGAACTTGTTAAAACTTGAAGAGTTCCATCCGAATATAATCCAAGTTGCTTTTGTGCTTCAATTCTCGGGGTGATATATCCAGTTTCTTGAAAATCATAGATTTGTTGCAAACTTTCTGGATAACCCATACCGCGAATCCAGTTTTGTATTTCCATATAGTTCTCAAGATTTTCGTCTACAAGAAATCTTAGATTGAGATCTCCGAAAACTATTTTATCGCCGGGAATTGGTATATCTTTTAAGTAAGTTGGTTGAGTGGCAACACCAAAAGTTAAATCTGGAATATTTGCTGAATTGCAAAAAAATGCAATTTTTGGTGTTCTTTTTAAAGTAAACTTAAATCCCGTTGGGGATAAAAAGTTTCTATTATCTATTTGTCCTGCCGTCATCTTTTTTTAAATATTTAGATAACTCTTTCCCACCTACTTGAGTTCTTAGTATACTTATATAAAAAAAAGGAGACCCTTTTGGGGTCTCCTAGATGTTTAGTGTGGTAGATCGTCACATTAAATTTTTGACCGCAACTCTTCTGTAATAACGGTTGGAGTTGACTTGGAGACGACCAAGACCCTGGCTGTTAACATTACCCTCAGCGAATGGGTTGGCAACAAGACCATAACGGGTCTTAAAGCCAATCTTGGGCTGGAAGCTGTTCTCGCCAACGGCACGTACCATTTGGAGAGGAACATATGGGCAATAGAAGATACCAGCGTCATAAGGAGAAGAACCCTTATAACCGACAACATAGTACTGGTTACCTGAAGTAGCATTGCCTGCAGTCAGGTTAGCAGCATATGGGTCAATGTAGACGCGGAATTTGCCCATTAGAGTACCAGCAAAGGTGTTGCCGGTATCGTCTACCTGGAGGTTAGCGTTGAGTGCAGGGGTGTAGTCGAGAACGCCAGCCATGGTCAGTGCTGAAGCAACGTCAGCAGAGCACATGATGATGTTGCCCTTTCCTCTACGAGTTCTCTGAGCAATAGCGTTAGCATCACGCTCAATCTGGAACAGAAGGCCCTTGAACTTCTCAACTGACCAACGACCGTTGGAGTCAACGTCGAGGTCAAATACGCCAGGAGTTGCAACGTTTTGTGCAGCACCCTGTTCAGCAACCTTGTAGATGGTACGAATAACTTCGCGGTTGATCTCAGCAAGAATCTCAGTTGAGAGAATGTTTGCGAGTTCCGCTTCAGCATTCAGACCGTGGATTGCCTTCAGGTCCTGAGCAAGCTCAAGGCTGTATTCTGCTTTCAGAGCACGGCTCTTAGCAGTAACAGTGACTTTCTCAATCGAGAATGCCATCTGATTGAATGCAGAGGCACCTGTACCGTCAAGGTTTTCTGCCTCTTGGGTATACATACCTTGACCTACGTTATATGAGGTCGAGGTTGCAGTTGAAACTGGGTTCAGAACTGAAGGATTGGTTCCACCTTGAGCAGTGGTTCCCATACCAGCATTTGCGTCAGTAAATGCGGTATTACCGAATCCTGCATTTTGTCCCGAGAATGCTGAATCTACTTCATCGAAGAATGCTTCAGTGCCGTTCTGATTGGTGTAACGGGAACGCATTGCGAAAATGAGTCCAGTAGGACCGCTCATTGGTTGAACGCCAGCGAGGTCATAAGCGACCAGGTTTGGCATTGAACGACGAATGAGTGAAATCAGAACTGGATCGAAACCAGCAGTAGGACCGCCGGAAGCAGCACTACCACCGAAACCAGCAGCACTTACGGTGCTACCAGTAGCGTTGGTTGGAGCTTCCATCAGGTTGCCAATGCCACCTGAATTGAATGCTGACTCTTCTCTTAAAAATCTTTCTTGGTTCTCTAGCAGGACTGCGGTTACAGCTCTTCTGTGGGAATCTTTGATAGGATCAAGACCCTGATAGTCCAGAAGTGGTGCCCACTTTTCCTGCAGATGCTCTGAATGGAACATTTGCGTTTACCTTTTTACTAAGTGTTTGTTTTTTGGGTTTGAATTATATTAAATTCAATTATTTACTAAATGCTGAAAGAGTTTTCAGGTATGCAGCCATTGAATCCGAAACTGGTTCTGGATCAACATCTACACCCTCTGAAAGAGTTTCAGTTTTAGTAGAAGGAGAAACTACTCTTGAAGGGAAATATGATTCCTTCAATGTCTCCAGTTTTTCACGATATTCTGTTTCACTTTCAAACTCAACACTTTCGGCAAGTGAAGCGAGCTTGTCTTTCTGAGTGTCTGCAAGACCATCAGAGACCTGTTCAAAGATTCCCTCAGCAACCGCCTCTGCAAGACGCTTGTTTAAGGAAACATTCTTCTCAATCTGCTCGTTGAGTTTTGTCTCCATTTCATCAAGTTTTTCTACCATGCTCTCAAGCACATCATATTTATCTTCAGGGATTGATACATAATGTTCTTCAAAAAGACCCTTCATTCCGGCAAGGAATGATTCGGTCATTTCGGTCTTAAGACCTTGTTCAATAACGAGTGCATTTTCTTGAATCCACTCGTCAGCAACATACTCAAGGTATGCATCTACACGCTCGCTGAGTTCTGTTTTGATTTCTTCAACTTCCTCAGCAAGAGCAACTGCATACTGCTCTTCAAGTGCTTCTTGAATATCAGAAACTCTTGAACGGATAGCAGCTTCAAAGATGGTACGTGCTTTCTCTTGGAATTCCTCAGAAAGCTCTTCACCTTCTAGAAGAGCATTAACATCTTCTTCAATGTCAAACTCTTCTTCCATTTTCTTCTTCTTACCACCCTCTTCCTCTTCGCCTTCTTCTTCCTCTTCCTCCTCTTCCTCCTCTTCGCCCTCTTCCTCTTCCTTATTCTTCGCTTCTACGAGTTCTTCGTCTTCATTCTCTTCTTCAATCAGATCCTCATCATCTAATTCTTCCTCTTCTTTATGAAGACCTTTCATTGGATCCGCAGCCTTAGCACCCTTATTGACAACATCCTTAACCTGCTTAAGAGTTGCTCCAGGTGTCTTGAGTTTTGCTGAATCATCATCTGGACGATAGTTAGAAGGATCAGGACCACCAAGATCTTCCCATCCTGCAGTTTGACCGGGAGGAATATTTCCCGTTAAATGTGGCATTGCGTCCCCTGCCTTTGCATTTGCATTGACAGCGGTTCTGGATTGCTTTGTGCCTACTTCCATTTCTTGTAAATCTCCACGAGACATTTGAACTCTCCGTTTAACCTTTAGTTATAAACTATATTTATTTATAATTTAATAAATTACAATGAGTTTAAGAACTCATTAAAAAGAGATAACTTATAATCTTCAAGAATTCTTTGGTCAACTAAGTTATCTATTCTACGCTTAGCATTTTCTGCATTTTTCTCTCTTAGCATTCCACCATCCCATACCCATTCTTTACCTTCCATAATTCCCTGAACAAATGCATCAGGGGCAGAAGGATCGGCAACAATATCTGCAGCAGTTGCAAGCATAAAATCTTCACCAACTTCTTTATAACCACCTCTGATATTTTCTCTTAGTGACCCAATACCGCGAGAAGAAACTCCAAGACAAACACCTTCTTTCAGAAGTGATTCTGCAATCTTACCCATTGGAGTGGAAAGAATCTGTGCTTTTCCGATAAAATTATTTCCCTCTTGGGTGAGAGAAACAATCTTATGAGAAACTCTATCAAGATTGACAGTAGGACCATCGGGATGACCAAGTTCTCCCAGAGCACGACCTTTATTAACGTACTGTTCTGTGTAACGTTTTACTTCACGCTCCATAATCGCCATTGGATACATACGTCCATTGCGATTTACACATTCTGCTTGAAGAAAGGGTCCTTGGATGTAAAGTTTTTTGTCTGCACCTTTTCCTTCAACAATAACTTCTACCTTTTCAATTTCTTCTGTGATTAGTTTCATTTTTCTTAGTTGGTAAATCCTACTTTTGCTGCTTTTACTGTACTTGCTGATGCCCAAACAACATAAGATGCCGGTTTCTCTAAAAATTCAACCGTAGCATTTGGCATAGTAAAAGTTGCAGTATCTGCTGCTCCAACTGTGCTCGAAATACTGACAGTTGCTGCCCCACCAGAACCGTTGTATAATCTCAAACAAGTTGATTCACTGATACTTGATGCAGTACCTGCTGTTGTTGGCAAAGCAACTTCAGTTCCAAATATTTTTGTCCTTTGCATTTTATGAGATATTAATATTAGTTATTTATTAAATTAATAAATCTCTCTCCATTGGAGTGCAGCAGCAACGTTTGCTGTGGCATTACCTGCGGTTGTAATAGTTCTTACAACAAGCACATAAATTTCAGAACTTGTTGAATCTATATTTTGAACAATAATGTTTTTCTTTGCAGCACTTAATGTACCAGACGCAACTGGAGAAAGTGAGTTTTGTGATGATCCAGAAGGAACATAACCTGATGCAAACTCATCGCCGTCACTATAATTTGTAGCATCGATACAATATTCAACTCCACTATTATTGGAAGCAGAATTCCAACTTAAAGTCCCTGCATTACTTAAATATGCAGAACTTGGAAGTTTTACAACTCTATAAAGAATACTATTATTTTCGCAATATAATGAAAGATTATTTAATTTTACTGAAATTCTGTTTGGATATCCTTGAAAAGAATTTTTAAGACGAATGGCAATCAAAGGTAGTTCTGTTCCCGCAGGAGTTGGGGTTGTTCTTGTAGAAGTCATCGTATATGCAAAATCAATTCCACTTTCTATGTACCCACCTTCAGACATCACAGAAGAACAAATTTGATCAAATGATGCTCCAATTCCTACACCAGTGTTTCTAATTTCGCAACGAACTGGTAAGTTTGGATTTGAAATATAAACCTTATCTAAATTATTTGAATGAAAAAATTCGTGTGCTGTGATAAGTTGTCCATCGTGAGCAAAACCACAACGAACTCGTCCAACACCTAACCATTGAAAATCTATAAATGCTAATTGAGTTTTTGTAATATCTAAATTAAATCCAGAATCTCCGGTTCCATCACATTTATCCCTATTCCATTGCGATTGTGGAATTCGTGTTTCTGTTGCTACATTACTTGTAAAAGTTCTTATTACCCAATTGTGTGTTCCAATACCAGGATTTACTCCATTTGAAGTGTTAACTCCAACTTGTTCAAAATAAATTCCATTCCTATCATCAAAATATCCAGATCTTTTAGTTGCATTCTGTTGAGGTGCATAAAAGTTAAAGGAACTAAAAATTAATTGCCCTTTTCCTGGTTGATAATGATGATAAAATTTTGTTTGATGAATAACTGATGCGGTAGAACCAATACCAGTTTGCAATCTTGCTGCTGCTTGATTGGATAAAAATGATACTGATGAACCAGCCCCAGAAAGACTATCTAAAAAGTTTGGATCAATAGCGTATAGGTGCTTATAATCACCAAGAGTAAAAAGTTCAGAAACTCTGTTTCTTCCAAATGCATCAACTGCATTTGTGTCTGGATTTATAGTTACAAGAGTTTCTGATGAAATTCCAACAGTTCCAGTAACCGGAAATGGATTTTTAGCACTAATTATTTGCCCGTCACTTGATGCAACACCTACAACTTCAAATAAAGATCTTTCTTGATTTAAATAATCTTGAGTAGTTATATTCCACTGAGCCATTTATCAGTCAATCCATTCTAATTTTGATGGGTGGTATCTTTGTGCGTTTTTAATGTTTAAATTCTTTTCTACAACCGGATAGATTTGGTGAACAACTGCTCCCGGATAATTGGATTGAAGTTGCTCTCCAAGTTCTCTTGGTGAAGGAATTCCACTCTTTGTGATAAGTTCAAGTCGGTATAAACTTCCTTGCCACATTACGTCAGCAACATATTCTTCACCAACTTGCTGTGGTTGTTCTGGTTGAGAATTAATATAAAGATTTCCTGTGAAATCGCCAGCAATATTAACTGATTCTGAGATAAATTGCTTGAAAGATTTCATTTCATTCCTCTTCTTCGGTTGAATAACCAAACATACTTGCTGCTACTTCGGGTCTAACACCTTCAATTTTCTCTGCAGATTTTGCAAATAAAAGTTCTTTAATCTTATCACTAACCTGAGAAGGAGATTCGTCGGCAGCAATCATATCTAAAAGATCATCCATTTTTAATACCTAAAGTGTTTTTCTTTATTTATATCTCACCACCCTTGGGCATTTCTACTGCCTTAGTGCTTGGCTCTGTGGCAGTGGCATCAATTTCCGGTTCCATTACTGGTTGTCCAAGATCCATACCCATTCCTGGTTGTTGTTCCATTCCTGGTTGCATTGGCATTCCAGTCATTGGATCTACTTGTGCATTTGGATCGGGAATAACTCCATCCTTAATTTCTTTTTCAATCAACTTATCTTGTTCAATAATTTCTTCGTCAGTTTGACGGAGAATCTTTCTTCTTAGATAATCTTGAGAAAAATATTTACCAACATAAGGTTCTGCAATTTGAACCATACCCAATCTTTCATTGAGTAGTTCTGCGTCCTTAAGTTCGGCAAAATGATTATCATAAAGGAAATCATATTGAATATGTTCTTCCATTATGCTCCAATCTTCTGGAGTAATAATATTTTTAAGGATCAATTGGGTTTTTAACATATCGTGGAACATATAAGAGAATCTCTTTCTCAGACGAGCAACAAATTTGCTAAACTTAACCTCATCACGAAGAATTTCAGAAGAACGTCCAAGATTAAATCCACCTTCTCCGTCCATTCTTGAAGGGGGAACATTTAGAGAACGATAGAGTTTTTTCTTAAAATACTCAATATCAGTAATTTCTCCAAGATTTTGTCCGCCAGGAAGAGTGGAGATTTCTGTACCTCTACCACCTTCTCTTCTTGGAAGCCAGAAGTCCTCAAGCATTGCCATAAATTTCTTATCGTCACGAATTTCTCCAGTAGAGGCATCGTAAACAAGTTTATTGCGATAACGCATCATAACATCGCGGAGATATTGCTCTGCCTTGACCTTGGGTAGATTACCAACATCAATATAGAAAATTCTTCTTTCTGGAGCACGAGACAATCTGTAAATAACAAGAGAATCCTCAATCATTCTAAGTTGATTGAGCGATTTAATTGCTTTGTGAAGATAAGAAAGAGTTGATCCTTTATTTCTATCTACAAGTCCTGATGTGCAATATGTGATGGAATCCTTTGACATTTTAATTCCAGCAGTTCCACCCAAAGAGGATGGATTATTTGTTGGATATGTCATTTTTGGATTGTATATGAAATATTCCTCAATTTGAGGAAATTCAAAATCCATTGGATTGTCTGTATTGATATTTGATAACCTGTATTTGTCTTTTTCCGACTTTTTTTGCTGCCTCACATATCTCATCTTCATTGGATCTATGTAACGCAGTTCTTGAATTCCTTCGTGGGGATTCTTTAAATCAATTACTTTATGATAATAAAGCCTACCATCAACGTACCAGTTTCTATAAATTTCATGAGATTTTTTATCAAAATCTAAAAGTGAAAGAATATACCTAAACTCTTGCCTAATTTTTTTCTTAATACCATCACTTGCATTTAAATTAGACAGTTCAATTTCTATAGGACTGTCATTTGTATCCGATACAATAGCTTCATTTACAATATCTTCAATTGCACTATCACACTCTGGATGAAGTGCCATTTCGCGGTATCTTTTAATTAAGTCAAATTCTGTTCTATAAACTCCCTCAATATCTACGTAAGAACCAAAAAAACCACTACTCAAGTAGTGGTCAGTACCGTCCTCATTATTTGGAGGAACAGGACTGACCGTACTTGGAGATAATGGTTCGTTATCATCAATAGAGAATCCAAACAATCTTGCCATAATTTATTTTAGTTTGTCTTTACCCTATTTATCCTATATTATTTTCCTAAGTCAGAAGAAGATGCTGGGGTCCAGTATTGAACTTGGAATTCAACAGTAAATTCTTCAATTGTATCTGCTGAGTCATATGAAAGATCAATTGCAGAAATAGATGTTGGGAAAATAGAATTGAATTTGTAAATAACCTCATTACTACTTCCAGCATCTTGTCCAGTCGTACTTAATCCACCACCCTCTCCAGATGCAGCTCTAATGGATGATGCGGTTCTTCTCAATTGAGTCACATAAGCATCGACCATATAATCTGTTGGTGTGGTAGCACCACTACCGTCAGCATATTGTGCAATGTAATTCATCCAATCTTCCATAACTCTTCTAATAGCAAAATTCTCATCGTTAATAACAGTTATGGTCCAAGGATCAAAAGTACGCTCTCCAGCTACTTTGAAGGTTCTTCCTCTAAAGGGAATGTCAATGGAAGCAACATTTGATGCAGGTAACTGAGCAGCTTTACATAGAATAGTGAATGATTCTCCTAAAGATCCACCTCCGGGAATATCCCCCGGAATTGTTACTTCAAATAAATTGGGTCTCGCACCACCACCAACAAGAGTAGATTTAAATTTTGAGATCGTTGATTCTGCCATTTTTAGGTCCTCCTTTTTTGTTTAAAATAAAAATCAAACAGTACCTGCAACTTCTTCAAAACTTACTCCGGTGCGAGTTGCAACGAATGTAAGAGTAACATAGTTAATAGATTTGGCTGGTTTCAGATAAATGTCTGCTCTAAATTCATTATTGTCAATAACATCTGGGGTATTGTTTGAACTATCGCAAACAACTAGGAATCCATAAAGACCTCTCTTTGCCTGAACATCGCGTAGATATGGTTCAACAATGTTCTTAAAGTTTGCTCTCGTCAGTTCATCGTTGAGTTCAAAGAGTTGTGCTTGTGCCGATCTTGCAAGGGCTTGCTCAACAGTTAAGAACAAGCGACGAACGTTGATTCTATCAAATGCTGATGCATAACCAAGAGCGGTTTTATCTCCGAAGAGAAGAGTTCCAATTCCAGGTTGGGTCACAATCGCATTGACCCTTTGTGGATAAAGTTGATCTCTTTGTGCCTTATTTGGATTGTATGCGAGTTTAATGGCATTATTCAAAATGCCCCTTTGCTGACCTGCAGGAGAGAACCAAGGATATGCAATAATATTAGTGCGGCACATTAGACCAGCAACGTCAGCATTACAAGGAATATATACAAACTTGTTATTGAATCTATCATAAGTATACTTATATCCACTATCAAATACTGCATATGATGAAGAAGGAAGTGAACTGAAGTACTTAATGAGATTTGTAGTTTGTGTTGTGGTATTTGTTATTCCAATTAAACTATTTTTGTGAGGACCAATACATGCCACACAATCCTTTCTTTGCTCTGCAAGAGAAATTAGGAAACTTGCTTTTGCCTGAGATTCGTATGGTTCACTTGCACTGCCACCAAGGCCAGGACCCATGATTAGATAATCAACCTGAACTTCATCTTTATTTGAGAATAAATTATAACCAGTTTGAAGATCTGCTAATGTAGCGGTCATTCCACCTGAGGCAGAATAATCAATTCCACCAGTTAGAGTGTAAGTTTTATTTCCTATTACACTAAATGATGTGTCTTGTGCTTCTGTTCCCCATAGATCATCACCTGTACCAATTGGAGCAAATGCTGTTGCACCTGTTCCAATAAATCCGGTTTTTCTTGGAGTTGTTCCCCAATAAGAATCTGTAGCAGAAGATGGATCTGAACCAGCATAAATTTGAGATGAAAAATCCGCAATATATCTTTCATACCAAATTTTCTGTGGAGAATTTACCGCAGAAACTGCGTCAATCGCTTTTGAAAGACCAGTATGCTTTTCAAGTAAAGTTCCTTGATTACCTGTAATAGTTCCAAGATCATCTACCACAACAATATGAAGTTCATCATTTCTACCATTTCTATCTAAAGCATATCTTGTAGATTTTGGTTTAGGTGCAATGGATTTCCAAAAAATAGTAGTATTAGTCAATCCTAATGTTTGATTGTCATACCAATCTTGAACGGATGCTACTGTAACAGAAGAAACTGCTGTACCAGAAGAATTGGTAATGCTTACTGTATCATTCAATTCAAATGCTGCATAATTTGAATTTTCAGCATAATCCATTATAGTTTCTGTTCCGCCAGAAGAAACTCTTGAAACTATTTTTACATCTATAGAACTGTTTCCATTTGTAGAATCAGTTCTAACCCCAGTAATAATTCCTTTTAAATAACCAGTAAAGGTTGATGTTGAACCTGAACCAGCAATAGTAACTCCATTTAATGAAGTTGTAACTGCATATCCAACAGTAACTCCAAGTCCAGCAAGATTAGTTGTGTTAATACCAATTATTTGGTCTGCATAAGCATCAATAAAGCAGACCTTCATATTATTTGCCCAAGAACCTGGATTCTTTGCGGCAAATGTATAATTATTTCCTTCTAGGTCCGCATGATTATCTAAATAATCGTCATAATTTTCAATTCTTAGAGTTGAATCTATTGACTGACCAACACCAGCGTTTGCATTTATAAGAACACTCGAATTTGTGCTTCCTGTTCTTACAACTTTAAGAACACCTCCATAAGAAAGATATGAGGATGCACTCATCCAATACTCATATTGAGAATCGGTAGATTGTGGTTTTCCGAATACGTTAATTAAATCTTGTTCTGTTGCAATATCAATTGGGTAATTAACGGGTCCAATCGGAAAAGGTCCAGCAATCGCACCAATATTATCTAAAACATTATCAGCTCTTCCTACCGTTAAGTCAACCTCTCTGACGAGTACGCCGGGAGATAATTGAGGAGTCGCCATGTTTTTCTCCGTAAAATCTCAGTTTATCTAAAAAATATTTATTAAAACCACACTTTACACAGGGGAAATGTGACGTGAATGTTTACCAATCAGGATATTCCCAACTAATACCCTTCAAATTTCTCTTTTTTGAACTTGTTATACGATTTACAGTGCATTCTTTACATTCATATGAATATGATGATGCGACAGGTCCTCTATCTTTACGAGTTCTATAAAATCCATCAATTAAATTTTTCACCTCACCACAAACTCTACATTTCCTATCAACAAGTAATAAATGTCCAAGATTTATTTGCTTATCTATATCTAAGTCCATTATTGCATATAGTCCCACATATATGCCATATCTCCATATTCATCAACAAACCATCTATCCCCTTCTTGATCTATAAAACTAGTGGAATCTGTTCCATCAACAATGAATCCAAAGGGAGCCATATCTTGCTCTATCTGATTTTTTTGTTCCTCATATAATCTTTTCCTAACATCTTGATCTGTAAGTTCTTTAAAATAATCCTGTGCAACTAACCATGCATATATTACCAAACACATTGCAAGGTCATCATTGCATCCTTCTTCTGCTTCAAACGAATTGTGTTTTTGTATAAATGTAGTCAATTCACTCATGATATCATAGTCATTAAAGAGAAGTTTATTCTCTTCAATCATTGTCTTTAAATTGAGGCATCCAACTTTCTTTACAGTTTTGGACATCTTTACACCAAGTTGAGTTTTCTTACCAGAAAAACCTTGTCCAACAATCTGTCCCGCTCTACCTCTCATTGAGCACATTAGAAGATTATTATATTCCAAGTCATAGTGAATAATAGAAGCTACTTGATCGCCCACATCATTAACTTCACATAAAATATAAGAGTTATTATAATTTTTTGCAACATCAACAATAATACTTGGAAAAAGCATTGGTTTAATTTCATTATTTCTATATTTTGCTACCACTTGGTGAGGGAATGTAGTAATATCCACAACAGTAAATGCTGAATAATCATTGCCAACTCCTCTTGCAACGTCAACAGAAATTAAGTAATCATGATTATCTACTGGCTCCTGATATACATCTAATCCACCGCTACTTTTTAAAGGACTATCATATACAAGTGCTCTAAGTTTTGACGGTGCAATTAACGTGTCAACAGATCCTAAGAATTCACATTCAAACTCAACTTTGAATTGGTTTTCCGAAGTATTTGCAATTGTTTGCTTTTTCCATTCCTCATCACGACCAGGAACTTCTGACCAATGAACATCCGTAAATACATATTCATTTTTACCCTTTTCAGCATCGTGCCACATTCGGTAGAAGTGATTCATACCATGTGGTGTAGAAACTATAATAACCTTAGTTTGTTTACCTGAAGTAATCGTAGGATAAACTGACGCGAAGAACGAATCCGCAATATGATTTGGAACGAACGCAAATTCGTCCAAGAATAAAATGTTGAATGACATTCCTCGGACAGCGGATGCAGATGTTGATGCTGCTAAAATTTTAGAACCATTTTCAAGTTCAAGAGAACCTTTGTTCCATGATATAATACCCTGTTGCATCCACTTTGGAAGATTTTCATAAGCAGTTTGTAATCTATCCAGGAGCTCCCTGGCTGTTGCTGCTTTATTTGCAAGAATACCAATATTTACATTATCATTAAAAACCGCATAATGTAAAAGAAAAGATACTACAGTCGTTGACTTACCTGTCTGACGAGGCATCTTGCAAATATTAAATCTATACTTATGAAAGTTATTAATTAATTTTTCTTGGAAATGATAAGGTTTAAATGTCTGTAATCCATGGTCAAGAGTAACAATTTTTACATAGTTATTGGCAAAATAAACAGGATCATTCATGCACTTTACAATCTCAAGAACCTGTTCTTCTGTGAATTCGTGAGTTGTATTTGCCTTTTTTAATAGAGGATTACCAAGATATACATCATTATTTGACATAACAAAAACCTACCTATTAGTTACAATTCCAACGACGAAGTGCTTTGTTAATTCGTGAATCTGGATCTCTTGCAGTTTCTGCCGAAGTCAATCTTTTCTTCATGCCACTCATCCTACTACAAAAGTTTTTTCTACGCTGTGCTCTTTTTCCTGAAGGATTTTTTTCAGTTACTGCTGTTTGAAGTTTTGAACCAGGATTTTCTCTACGGTATGCATTTACTGCTTTTTGGCTGAGACCATCGGTTTTGTCTTGGTGATTAACCTTTTGCCAATCTTCATCAACTTCTACTTCCTCGCCCATTGGTTTTACATAGTTCCTATTAGGTCCTGGTTTTGCTGCACTGCCACCTTGAGGACCAAACGCTTGGATTAATGGTTGTCCAGGTTGAAGTTCTGAAACGGAATGATAAATTACATTGCTGCCAGGATAAACTTTCTGAAGTTCATCATTAATTTCTTTACGTGTTGGTAATTTGATTTGTGGGAAGAACATCTTCATAGAGTAATATTTTCCTCTCCACATTAAAGTAACCATAATAACATTTCCCGTTTGTGCTTGCATTCTTGTTGCCTCATCTACTTGTGATTTGAACCCTTTGATTGGTTCTGGTTTGATAATATCAACTACCTCTGCAAAAGTATTTCCGTCAGCATCTTCAATAGTTACATTCTCTGCCTTTACGCAAGAACCGGGAGCAAACTTTTTGGTTCCTTTTTTTCTTTTATAACCTGGCCAGCAATTTTCATCTAGTACATCATTTTTAATTCTATCTACAATTTTTTCTTCTTCCATTTCTCCACTTGTAACATAATCTGCTGCGGTATCAAGATAATCTGCTGCTTTAGTAATTTTAGATTGAACCCAAGCTTCAAGATTTCCTTCACCCTTTCCAACTTTATTATTGAGAATTTTTGCTGCCTTCATAAGAGTTTGAAGTTCTGAACGAACCATAGAATACTCTTCATCCTTTACGGAAACTTTATCCCATGCCTTTTCTCCATAAGAGCATTGAGATCTTGTTTCTCTCTTATCGCATAATGGGCAATATCTTTCTTCTTCGTGCATAGTTGCCTCCGATTTAGTTCCCCAGTTATCCGCACCAACCTTACGGCATTTGACCAGTGCTCCAGATGCATATGCACTTGGCCAAACACTATAACGCGACTTTACCTTATGATAGCAGGCATCTTTTTTGCCACTACCTTTGCCTGGTTTGTCCTTTACTTCCTGTAAATCCATCTCTTCAGTTCTTACGTTAGTTGGTTTTGCTCCACCACTTTTTTGTGGTTGATTTGGATCTAATCTATTTTTTCTACGTCTTGCGGTCTCTTCTTCATTATCGGATAAATTTGCCGACATCTTAGAACTTCCGCATTTGGGAGTTGATGTTTGTCCTGGTTGACGGGCACAAGGTTTACCTGCCCACTTTCCACCCAACTGAACCCATCCTTTTTTACCATCAGATGATTTTGATTTATTAAACCAGTCGTGGAGTCCTTCGTCACCAGATTTGGTTTCTTCTTTTAATTTTGTTGGCAATGAAAATAACATCCAATATCTTTCACCGTATTTGCATTCTTCTTTTGTTTCATTTCTTTTGCACTTTGTGCAATATCTAGTATTTTCTGGATGTATTGGATAATCCCACTCATAAGCAAGATTAGTATTCGTGTTTTCTTTTACATCTTTAAACTTTTTATGATGCTTTTTAGCATCAGATTCCATTTTTTTCAAACGAGTATAATAATCTGGAATCTCATCAAGATGTTGAAGAGCAATATCTCTGGCAAGATCATGATCTCTAGTATGCTCGTGCTCAATAGGTTCCCCCATATCAAGTTGCTTTTGTATAAAAGAAACATCAAGACGATGCTTCCTTGCAATTTGCTCAACCGTTTTATGTGTCTTGAATTGGGACATTATTCAACTGATTTTGATTTAGTTTCTTCACCTCTTGCTCTTTTTCTTCTTCCTGCACAGTGGGCACGTTGAGAAAATCCTTTTGGATTTGAGCAATCAATACTCTTTTTATATTTATTAGTCCACTCCTCTTGAAACTGTTTAAATGTTTTCATCTATCTTTTGTTGCTTTAGAAGTTTTGCCAATTCTGCAGTTGAACCAACAAAAAGAGCATTATTAACCGTAGTCGGACCTTTAACCTTTTCTTCCTCAATATCTTTTAACTTCTTTTGTAGATCCATTAATTTATCTGTTGCATCTGCAACATTCTTTATCAATTGTCCAGCAACTTCATATGCTCTTGGCATCTCACTCTCTTGAGCTAGTTCAAGAATTCCATTAATAGCTTCTTGCCCCTTTTCTATTAGGGAATATAAATTTCCCCGTGTATAATCATAATCTTTTTGAATATCATCAACATTGGCAGATACTTTTTCTATTTTTTCAGCAATATCTTCCTTCTCTGAGGAAACTATTTCGGTATCTACAGAAAAGGTCTCATTAAGTTTATCAAATTTTTTACTCATTTTCATACACTTAAACCACTAAATCCAAAATCATCACCATCTTCAATAAGAAGATTATCAGCAGCGGTTATTGATTTTACCTCTGCTCCAGTCAAATGAGATGTTATTGTTGTATTATCTCTTCCTCTATCAACAGTAAGAATATTACCAGAAACCAATCTTACATAAACTTCTTCACCCTCAATATCAAGGTAAGAATTTGCAACTATTCCAGAAGCATCATTTACACTAATTAAAATATCTTCGGTGTTGATATCTTTGGATAAATTGGTTAGTATATTTCCAGTATAATTTTGAATTGCTCTTGGTTGTGCTGAATATACAACTTCTCTTGTTGGAGTATTTGTAGTATCTCCGGCAATAAAACCAATAGAAGCCTTCTTGATAATATCCTTCGTTGCGGTAGATGTTGGACCAAAGAGATATGTCTTAGCAGTAAATCTCAACGTATATATCAGAACTCTTCTAGTTGTAAAGTTTCCTTCATAATCATCTTGCATAGTAATATTTTCAAGAACTACGGGAATATCCCTCTTTTCGTTGATAATATCAACAAGTTCAACAGTCATTGTGTATGCTGGTTGAAAATATGGTAGAATTTGTTCTACAATTTGAAGAGCATCATCATTGAGTTTGGACATAATACTCAACTCAAATTGCATATTGTATGGAACTGGTAGATAAGATTTTTTAGTTTCAGTACCATCAACTGTTGATTTTGCCGTGAATGTTTGAGTTGTTGTTGCCTTTCTTGATGGGTCATAAGTTAACCCAGTAAACTCAAAAGACATTCTTGGTAATGTTATTTGAACTGGCTTATTAAGATCTGGAGATTGCTCTAATCTTGCAAGAAATTTCTGAGTTGGTCCATATGCAAGAGGGACCTTTAATATACTTTTTACATTACCATTATTATCAGTATGTTTGATTTTAATTTCATTAAATAAAGAACCAAAAGCAACAATAGTTCTTTTTAAAATTTCGTGATAAAAATATTCAAACATACTTTTGGACCTTTTATATATTGTATATAATAAATTCTATTTATGGCATTCCGAATGGATTATTTTCACTAAAATCAATAATCTTGTCAGCTTCCACTTCAATCTCTTCATTATTTGCAAATCCATCCCTGACAGGAAAAACTTCAACTTTTCTAAGGTAATGAGATGCACTTGATGCTGTTCCTACAATATTTTCCCCAGAAATAAATTCTCCGTTTACTTGAGATACTTCTAAAACATTACTTACAGAATTCCAAGATCTTACTCTTGCGGTTACTCCACTTTGAGATCCAACTACAACTTCATTAAAGACAAAGTTTCCAAAAGAATTTAGTGCTGGATTTCCAATTGTAATTGTTGGTGCCAAAGTATATCCTAAACCAGCATTTGTTATTCTGATTTGAGTAATAGTACCCGCTGCAGAAACAACAGCAGTAGCTGCAGCCGATACTGAAGAAATTCCACTAAATGTTATGGTTGGTGGGTCAACATATCCAGACCCAGAATTAGTTACTGTAATAATTCCAACTATACCGTCACCCAAAGTAGCGGTTGCAGTTGCACCCTTTCCTCCTCCACCAATAAATCTTACGCCTGGGGTTGTAGTATATCCATAACCGGCATTTATAATTTCAACACTTTGAACAGATTTTGCTGCTGGATTTGTATTGTCATTACATACAACAATACCACCTATCATCTTTGCGATTGCCGTTGCAGTTTGACCTCCACTTGGTGCTGAAGAAATGCCAACTGTAGGAGTACTTGTATAACCTCCACCTCTATTTGTTACTGTTATAAATCTAATACCACCATTTACAATTCCAGTAATTGCAGTTGCAGTAACACCAACCCCAACCATTAAAAGTTTTTGTACATTTCCTACTGGAACAGAATCTGTTCCTTGACTACCACTTATATTATCGTCAATATCTTCAACTCCAGTATCAATAATCTCATCCTCATATCTAAATAACTCACATCTTAATTCATAAGTATATAATCCCTGAAGTTGATAGAATGGTTTTTCGTGCTCTACATACTTAATTTCAAACAAACGATCTCCTAAAGGGAAATAAATTAAATCACCTTCTTTTGGTCTTGATGATAACTTAATATTTGGTTGATTGACTATAAGTGGGGATATATATGTTTTAAATCTTTCTCTTGAAATAGTAACAGTTAATTCATTAAGTGCTTGAATGCCAAATTTTGATAAAATTGTTGGATTATCATTATATCCTTCATAAGTATTTACATATGCTTCTATTGGATACGCATTAGTAAATACAGATTCTATAACTTCTTTAATAACTTTTTTTTCTGTAATATATTTTCTTGGTAGATAGTATACCTCAACACCATACATTCTTAACTGCTCATTAATCAAATCCTGAATGAGGCTTTGCTCTGTTTTTGAACCTTGTAAGAAAAATGGATTTAGCATAGATTATCCTATCATATCCAGTGGAGGAAGTTCGTAAGTACTTGACATTTTTTCCATTAATAAATCTATTTCTCTTTGGGCATCATCATACATTTGTCTACCATTTAATTCTACTCCTCCAGGTAACTTAACACCTGTAAATTTCATCATATTTTGTCCCCACTGCCTTTTAATTAGGGAAGTTAAATATGGTTTTAAGAATGAATCATTCCAAACTCTTGAATAATCATTTGGATCAAGAGTAGAATAGCAGTCAATTATAAAATATTGAGTATCTGTAACAGAACCCCAATCAATGTCCAAATATAACCTATCCTGCCTCTTATTAAAACGAATTTGTTTTTGAGTATTCAGTAAGAAATCCAAATCTTCAAGATAAGTTTTAACCATAGCATAACTTAAAAGTTCAGTTGTTCCCCAGTAATAGATATCATTTAAAAACAACTGATATTTGACACTAAACATATTGTGGGTAATAGTATTAGCACCATCAAAGGTAAAGATTTTATTTACCCCTATAATATTTGGTGGAACCTGAAGATAATTACTGTTTTCGTAAAAAGTAAATGTAGTTGCGGTTCCAACAATATTGGCAGTTGCCGAAGTACTTGCTATTCCAACAGAACTTGTTGCATTTCCCCCAAATCCTGCTCTTCCTCTGTTAATATCGTCCTTAGTTACTTTATACTTATAAAAAGTTGGGTATACTCCGTCAAAATGTCTCTCTTGAAAAAACTGTATAGCATCATCAACTAAATCTTCTATTTGCTCATCTGCAACATTAATTTCTAAAACTGGCGCTCCCAGTTTTCTTTTGCAATAATCAATTAGTTCTTGCCTAGTAGATGGTTGCGCCATTTATCTATAATCTCCTATCAATATTTAGGAATTAATTTTCATCAACTGAGAAACTACTTCTTGCTGTTTTAAGTACAATTTAAAATAACACTTAGCAATATTTTTTAAATCTTCTATATTGTCAATACCATCAATCTCCGCACAGAGTTTAAAGTACTCAAAACTTTTACTCAAATTTTCTAGCTCTATTTTATCTGGGTTCATTAATCAAACTCCTAAGTAAAAATTTAATTTCATCTAAGTCAGACTTCATATTAGCAAGATCCTCTTCAAAAGATTGTATTTTTTCATTCTCTTTTGATGCAATATCTTTTCTTTTTAAATATTGCTGATAATCAGACATACTATTATTAATTATTGAATTTGTTTTTGGATCTCTTACGAGATTGTTGTGACCCTCAACTTTTAAATATTTCATTTAAATTACGCTAGTGCAATTGCTCTCAAATTCTTAACACGGGGAACATATACTTGATTAGTTGATGTTAGGACTAACTTAATTCTATAATATCTAAATGATGGCAATAAGTCGGCCGTAAACGTATATTCTTTAAATTGAATAGATGTGGAATTAAATCCAAAAGAAGGGGATGGTTGAACAAAAGAATCTGAAAGTCCATCACTATTTTCAAAATTTATAATTTGTCCTCTTTCATCTAAATTATTATATCCGGGGAATGGAGTAAAAATAGGAGCAGAGTTTGGAGTTTCTGAAATATAATAAAATGCTCTTATATCCGAGTACTCATTACTATAAGCATCTAATATTATTTTAATTGAAGTTGCTGGATTTTCTAAACCTATTTCTTTAGAAATGTACTGGAATGCGGATGGATCTGTTCCTATAGTATTTACTCTGTTGTCTGTTGCAAAATTATCAATAACATCATTAATTCTATTAGATGTTAATATAGCACTCACTCTTTGAGTATCAATTACTGGACTTACTCTAGAATCTGTTGAATTTAAGAAAACTCTCAAATTCATGGATTTATTTCCACGTAAAAAGTCAAGATTACTATCTTCATTTATTTTAGATGCAATCATTCTTGGACTATCAAAATAATTAGGTTTATTCAATGTTATAGTTTCATATCCCTTATCCACATATGGAATTTCATTTCCACTAATACTAGAACTACTGACAGTTCTTATTTCGGAACTAATAGAAGTCCCTTGAACTGTAGTATTTTGGATCAAAGGTTCAATAACTTCAAATGGTATATTTTGAGTTGCTTTTATATTAAAACCTCCACAGCTCTTAGTTTCACTTAAATACAGTTTAGGGAAACCTCCACTAGTAGATCTATTTGTTCCATTTACATTAGTTTGAATCTTAATGTAATAAGAATCAAGACCTATAGGATCAGAAATAGTAACATCTTGCAAATTATGAGTTGTATTAATTCTCTGTAGAGAAACTCCACCAAGTTCATACTTATAAACTGGAGCACCGGAAAGATGTGTAATTGATTGTGATATATTATTAAAATATACTGGATCTATAATTCCGATTCTAGTAATATTATTTAATGAACCTGAAGTAACCGATTCGTATTGAAATAATTCACTACCTATTAGTGCATATCCAGGATTTGTTGCTCCCACAGCAACATTTTCAAAAGTAGCAAAATTAGAAGAATCATCAACTAAGATGGAAGATGTTGAATTTGAAGAATATGAAGATGTTAATCTTGTTGGAGTAACATCTGATTCTACTCCGGAAATTCTTACAAAGTTATCTTCAAAATACATTCCATGATTCTTATGATTTACAAGAATATGAAGTCCATCACTATCAATATTAATTTCAGAAATAGTTACATTTCCTCCATATGAAGAATTGAGGGATGTTGTAATTCCTAAATTATTAACATATTGTACAGTGTATCCAACTCCTGTTAAAAATTCTCCTTGAACATTATCAATAATAAGTTCATTTGTGCTTGCAATAGAAACTAATGAGAATAATGCATTTCTACCAACTGAAGTTGCTCCTATAGTTGTAATTCCTAAAACATCACCAACTTGATATCCATTTCCAGAATTTACAATTGTAGCAGCTATAGCAACCCCATTTGAAATAGTAACATTTGCTGTAGCATCTCTTCCATTTCCAGTTACTGGAACCAATTGAACGTTATTGAATGTATAACTACCCAGTGAAGGCGTATATCCAATTCCCGGATTTATTACTTGCAAAGAACCAGTTGCGATTCCTGCATTTCCTACATAGTTACCTGTTCCGTTAGTTCCCTGCAGTAAAATTGTATTTCCTAACTTCAAGGAAGAGTCATTTAAATATGTTGTTATTCCTACTCTAATTTTTCTTGAATTCAATTTCAAAGAATTTGGCATTAAAGTTGCAACTTGGGAATTTCCGGGAGTTAATTCTGGATTATAGAATTCAACAGTTCCAGATGAAACAAAGTTTGCTCTATAAAGAGTGAACTTAAGATCTTCAAACTGACTTGCTTCCCAAGTAGAAGCGTTTTGGGACTTAAATAGTGATCCAAGATATGGTTGGTTTGAGATATAAGATTGTGTTAATAAATCATTTTCTCCAACCCTTGATATAAACACATTATAATTGCTTGAATTAGAACCTACAACAATCGCATATTCTTTTCCTCCTTCCAAGTAAACTGGGGAATTAAATACAACAGGAGTAGAAACTGAACCATCATTGGATAGATTAATAGATTCTGGAGATAAAATAACTTCTGAAAATGGAACTATAGTTTGGGATGGATATCCATTTTGCATAGTTCTTATCTGAACCCAAGCAGGTACTCCGTTTTCATCTTTAGTTTTAAAGAATAAATCACATCTAGTAATAAATACCCCACTCAATCTATTTACATCTTGAAGAGAATTTTGAACTAGGAATGATTGTGCTAAAGGATCAGTATATCCAAAGCAACCATATGGACGAGAGTTGTTTCTACTTACACTAGTCTCTGATATTAGTGTACTACTTACTAGAACATTTCCCTGAGACTGAGAAACATTTTCTGTTTGAACTTCTTCCCTTGCCTCTATAGTTGCATTTCTTGTGGAAATAATTTCTTCCTGTACTGTTTCTATTAATCCACTTGCCTCATAATTTGTATCTGATATAGTTGATGCAAGATTTCTATTATTAATCGAATTGTTTATCAGTGAAAATGTCTTTGTACCAGTTTCAAATTTTGGATTTGTTATTATATTTGGGTCTGGAATATAAAAAGATCCAGCCACAAACAATTGATTATCAGTAATTAATCTAACGCTAGTAATTGTTGCTGTAGCACCACTTGTTTGTCCTACAAGGTTCATTCCAGATTCAACCCACCCACTATACTCACCTTGATATTGTGAGGATAGTGAAAAAGTATCTATATTTAAATGATTACTTGCGGAAGAATAAGCAGAAGAAATTGATTGGTTAGTATAAGGATTTAATGAATAAGTTGATGTTGGATTATTATATGGACCTTCTTTATGATTTGACTGAGCAACTCTAAATGTTATTGACGGTGATCCTGCAGTTCTTGTGAGTGGAGAACCTATAACAGTTTCTCCAACCTCAAAAACTCCAGAAATCATACTGATTTCTAAAAGTTTTGGAACACAATATTTTGTTACATCTACTCCATCAAAGAAAGCATAAACCTGAGTGAGTGGTTTTATGTTTTTACCTATGAATTGAACATTTCTTGATCTTACATACTGAACTAAATCTCTATTAATTACTTTATCGCCAAGTGAAGTATTATTAAATTGTTCAGAAACTAAAGTTGTAGTTCCTGTTCTGGTCGCTGTTCCTGTTAATATAGTTTCCCTATAAAGATCTTCAAAGACACCAGTAGTAGTAGTTGTATTAGTTCCCGAATAACGTCTTCCCCAAATACCATCAGTCCAATGATATCCAAACCAACCATAATTATAACTAAATTCTTTTTTATCCGTTCGCAGTTTTGTAGTTTCTATAACATCTCTACCAGTCCAATTAGTTTCCCAAGAACCCCAAACGGTTGGTGCATAACCTATCTGTGGATCAACATTAAAATATTGAGATGCTATTGCCATTACTGAGGAATAATCTCCTTCAGTAGTTGTAATTTTTGGATCTATACGAACCGTATCGACCCAAGTATCGGATGAAGGTGTTAATTCAAGTTTTCCTGCCCAAAAATTAATCACAAAGGGAGTGACATTTTCAGTTCTAGTTGCAGTAGATTGTTTTATAAACTCTGTTTCAGAGTAATCAAGGGTGATAATATCTCCGGTTTTTCTTATATTAATTCCTTCGGGAACTTGGAATAAAGTATCAGTTTGTGAACTAACTCCTTCAACTGGACCGGGAATTAAATCTATTGATGTAGTATAATGTTTTGGTCTTAGTTCTTTATTCAAGACATCTATACTATTTTCTATGGGAATGAATGTCTCTTGAGAATTAAATGTTGTAAAATTATCAACAAAAAAACCCGATTTAAATCTATTCAAACCATTAGAATCTGAAACAAATAAATTGGCAGTATTTGATTCTAATAAAGACAGGGAAGTGTAATATTCTAGATTTTTAATGCGATCTTCAAGCTGTTTAATATCAGACATTCTATATCTCTTATGGTCTAAAAACTTAATAGACGCTTGAGATGTATCAAAAAGATATGGTGGAAGAGTTATTGTGGATATTTCTAGAGAATCATCTAATACAACGGGTTTTTCTGGTTTTTCTGATGGAGATCCATATTGAACTTGGAACGTGCCATCTTTACGTAGAAAAACACTATCAATCCTTCCGAGATAATAATTAAAAGATGTAATTATTGACTCATCTGATGCTAAAATATTAGCAGATGAATTGCCAGATGAATCAAATGTTCTACCATAAAATTCAAGAGGAGATCTTAAATTTGGCAAAACCGTATAGTTTGAAACTCTTGGTCTAATATCAATTATATCAGAATTTCTAAAAGAACCTATTGATTGAATGTCATCTTTGTAATCAAATCCTTGATAAGATTGAATAGTTGTGATATCTCCATCATCAGAACTTTGGTAATATGCACTAGAATAATATATTTTTAACTTTCTTGTTGGTTCTGCTATAGAAGATTTTCTATTTAAAACTCCATAATCATAAAAAGATCCTTTTTGTCCATTATTAAAAGTAAAGTTTTGAGAAACGTTAAAACTTGGGGAGTTTATGGTGGTAATTACTGCCTGAATTTTTGAATCATAAAATGTAATCGTTTCGCCTTCTTTTAATGAAACATCGTTTAATGGAATATATGATACTTGAGAATCCGTTATTCTTTCTGCATATAATCCTATTGCTCCACTTAGTTGACCTATAAATTTTTCTCCAATTAATAAATCACCAGTTTTTGTTGTTGGTCCATTTATTGATGATAATATTAAAGTTGGAGCAGATGGAGTTGAAGTGTCCTTAGATTCATAAACTGCTAGAATTTTAATTATATCCGGAACATTAATGGATATATTTTCATCTTGAACTCTTGTTCCATAAGCATAATTTCCAAATGCTAATCCATCATTTAAAGTTGTTCCACCTACACCCGATGCAGAATTTTTTGATTTATCAATTACAATTGATGAAACTTTATTAAGTAATTTAATTTTTGATTTTGGTTTTAATTTTTTTAATGTAGTTACTAAGGTTGCATTTCCACTTGATTGGAGATTGTAAATTTGAAGTTGTTTTCCACCATCAATAAAATCAAACTTATCTTCTGTTAAAATTTCTGTAGTTCCATTGGAATTAATTAAAGTATATCTTTCTTCGTCAAATGGTAAAAATGTTTCATTGGAACCTGCAGAAACGGCAGTATTTAATTGATTTCCACTAATAACTACATCATAGGTCTTTCTAATAGTTAAAGAGGCATCAGTTAAATCTAAAGATTCTACAAAAGGTTTTGGTAAAGCAGTGTATAAAGTATCATCAGTTGATGGGGAAAGAGTAGTATCTAAAATAGTAAGGTCTGTTACTCTAGTTACACTTGTGGAAAGTCCTCCTTGGTTTATACCCGAAACTGTAGTTACTCCAGAAATTGTTATAGAATCTTCATTAACACTTTCAACTCTTGCATACACTGGATCAGATCCTAAGTCATTACTATATTTTACAATATTTCCAACTTTAACTACTTTTTCCGAAAAATAAAGATTAGTACTAACTACTGTACTAATACCTGAACTTGATCCACTAATAGATGCTATTCCAACAAAAAGTGAATCGGTTTGAATAGTATTGGCAGAAAAAGTTTTAGAAGTACCTACAATTCCATAAACAGATTTTACATCAGAAACTGAATAAGAAGTAACTGCAACTGCAACTCTAGTATTATCAATACCATCAATTATAAATGATTCAAAAGGAACAAAATCTCCATTTTTTTGATAAACAGTGATTGTATTACTATTAGATACTGAATCCTTAAGAAATGCTGTTGCTCCGCTATTTTTTCCTTTAATAAATTTTGGTGTTGATAAAGTTATTGGTTCATTTAAAGTTATTTCAGTTGTCGTTTGTATATCGTAGAGTGATATATCCCACCTATTTAATTTGGGATTATCCGAATCATATGAACCAGATTCTAATCTAAAATCGTAAACTCTAGCGACTCCTATTTCTTTACCTGCAGCAGTTGACGATGAAACTCCAACTCTTTGATCCCTTAAACTCAATACATATGTATTTCCAATACCAATTACTGGAGAACCATAAACGGTATTTAATTTAAAAGTGGATCCTGTATTATAATTAACCGCAATATTTTCAAGTCTCGTAGTTGTTCTTGGTTTTCTAACATCTAAAAATACCGGCGAAATAGTTTCTATTTCATATCCTCTTACAAATGCTTTACCTGGAGATATTTGATAAATTGCTAAATCGTCTGAAGGTATGGAACCTCCATAAGTAAATTGATTTGAATTAAATATTCCTCTATTTCCTAATCCATCATTTAAAGATTCTTTAACACTTACATCAAACGGAGTTACGCAATAATCTCCAGATTCCGCGTAAGTTCTCCTTGCAAGTTCATCTCTAATTAAATTATATTCAGTATTAGAGTTTATTGATTGTAGAACCCCATCTCTAATTACTGCTAGTTCCACGAAATTATTATCATTAAAATCATCTAAACTTTTTTTAAATAAAGATGTTGAAATTTTTAATCTATCTGCTCCAGGTGCTGCATAATTATTAAATCCTTGAGAATTATCTGTTAGTGCTTCATCAATATCTGAATTTATTATTTCCTCATTAATGTATAGACCAACTCTATAATTGGGTCTATTTGAGTACTGATCGAGAATTAAAGTCTCCGAGTTTACATTTACAAAATAACCTCGTATAAAATATACTCCACTTGAAATAGAGAATGAAGATCCTGTTGAATTGCAATTAGATGATATCGTAATTGCAAATGGTGATCCTGCAGCAATTAGATTATTTCCAAGTAATCCAGATGAAATATTTACATCAGAATATAAATTTTCTCCGTCTAGAAATTGAGAGGTTGAATTATTTAATGTGCTAGAATTTAAATAACTCACATATAAAGTTACATTTTCTCTCTCAGAATCTCCGGACAATAAAACGCTATTTACGACTGCACTAACCCCAGATGTTTGACCAGTGACTTTTGAACCAACAAGTTGATCAACGTAAGCATCTATAGGAACGCCCAAGTAAGTATTATTTAATTCAACTGCATAATATAATTGGTTATATGTTGTATTTCCGGGAATAACTTTTGCACCCTCTTTAAATATATTTTGTCCAAATTTTTCAATTTGGTTTTGTAGAATTGATTGAAGGGTTGTTAATTCTCTTGCTTGAACAGGATATCCAGGTTTAAAAAGTACTTTATAATAGTCATTGTTTGCATCAAAATCGTCAAAATATGGCGATACGTTGAGATTGGTGACTTGGGACATAATTCTTTAAAACTGCAAAATGACTTTAATATCTTCTTTTTGGTTAATTGATCTTGTTATTGCGGGTCTATTATCAACATAAATTATATTTCCAGAATACTTTTTAACTTCTGGATTTGATAGTCCGCTTGAAAATGATTGTCCAAGGTAGTATGTTCTATTATTTATTACTGTGGATATACCTGAAAATGAAGTACTTATTGATAATGTTGCACCGGTATTCCCTGTAATTACTAAACTACCACCAGTAGACGGGGTTGAAGTAAATTCTATCAAATCATATCCAAATTGAGGATTAGTTATTGCAACTCCTACTGTGTTAAATCCTGCCAAAGATCTATCCTGCCAATATTTTAAAACTCCAGTATTTGAATCATAACTAATTACTTTACCGGAAGCGGTTATTCCTGTTCCTATTGTTTGCGTAATCAGAGAATCGGGAGAAAAAGATGCAGAACTATATCCTGCTCCTGTTAATCTTATTGCATATGCAGCACTTGCCTTATCAATATTCAGTATCTGCGAAGATTCGTATGCCTTTGGATTTTCTACTATTCCTATTCTGGAAATTTGATTTCCCGTTATAAAATCTGGATTTTCTACGTCATTTTCTAACCTAGAATAAAGTAATACGTGATATGCACCAAGTTCTCTATAAATGTCATATCCGTGTCCACCTTTAGGTGAAATTATTACATCAAATGATGGTTGAGTTGATCCTGTTGGTATCGCAGATAGATCAACACTACCATAAGTGTATCCAGAACCTTGATTAGATACTGTAATAGATTCTACTTGTTGATCATTGTTTATTACTATTGTACATTCCGCACCAGTACCATCTCCTTTGATTGGTATCCTTGTATAAGTTTTATTTGCATCTCCTACGCCAACACCTCTATTTTTAATAATTATTGTTTTAATCGAACCATCAACTGCATTATTTCTTATTGCAGAGTGCTCAACGCTAGTTTCCCAATTTAAAGGAACTGGCATAAAATCAGTTGATTCAAATTTAACAACATCACTTGGTTTAATAGTGTAAAGATATTTCCATATATATCCATCTCCACTTGTTCCAGCAGCTCTTGGTTCTAAATCAACAAAAGTTGGTTCATCCAAAGAAGGTTTGCCGGATTGGTTATCCGGATCAGTACCATTTTGGAGGCAAATATAAACTCTATAATCACTATTCATTACATAATATGTTGACGAATACAAGCTAGTTGCGCTTGAAATTCCTGCTAGATTTGATCTGCTATAATCATGGCGATAATAATCATACTTATTGCCGGACTCCCAAATTCTCTTTGGAACTACCTGACAAACATCAGATGACTTAATTTTTTTTAAAGCAATCATAGTATCCCAATAACCATTCTCCTCGTCAAAACTATCTCTTGGAGAAGGAGGAGAAGTATCCCAATCTTCACTAACCTCATTAGAGTTAGGTAATCCTACAAATACATAATACGAATTTGAAGAAGTTGTAACGCCAGAAATAAAATTTTTGGCGTTTAAAATTCTAATTTGATCAGTTATAATTGCTGACATTTTCTAAGTTTTTTATTTATTTATGAACTGTAATTTAAGTATTTGAGAGGAACGCTTCTGTTTAAGATTGTTCCTGTAGAAATTCCAACGTATCCATCATTAGTATAAGCATCATATTCTATTTGCTTAGATCTTGATTTGAGAACAATTCTACCCCAACTGTAGTTTCCATAATAAGAACTATAACCAATTCCAGATAAACCATTGTATCCAGATACGCTAACAGTAACTCTAGCAACATCAGTAATACCAAGTCCAATCACGGATGTTTGTGCAATAGAAACTGCAGCAACTTGATAAACCCCATCAAGGAAACTCTTTGAGGTTCCAACAATATTTCCAGAAGAATCCAGGGAAGTAACACCATTTCCAACATTAGAATTAGAAATAGTGAAATAATAACCAGTTTGAATTCCACTTACATTTGTAAAAGAAGATACTAAACTATTCCTCAAATAAGAATCATTTGGAATTGCAAATTCAAATATTATTCCAGTTGAAGCAACTCCTACAGAAGTAGTTTTAATTCCACTAATAATACCAAAATCCCCAGAATAAGTTCTAACATTGGTTTGCTCAATTTCAAATGAAGGAGGTTCTACTAATACCATTGGTGGGTTTTCTGAAGAATATCCAGTCGTTACACCAGTGATTACTATTGATGTAACTATTCCGGAAGTTATGAAAGAAACCGCCGTAGTATTTGTTGTACCAACACCGACTGGATTTTGAATTGATACTTTTGGTGCTGTCAAATAACCACTACCACCATCAGAAATTACAATTGAACTTATAGTTCCTGCAGCAGATACTACTGCTGTTGCACTTGCAGATACTCTTTCATTTTGTGAAATAAAAGTAACTTTATTTTGGAAATCTAAAGAACTATAGTTTTCATTTAGTGGGTTGAAGAAAGGTCTTATACTCTCTACAAAAATTACAGAAGAACCTATACCAACAGATTTTATAAGATAAGTTGATGGGTATATTTGTGGTTCATATAACATTCTATCTTTAGTGACATCAAGTTCATTTATAAAAGTATCTTCAGTTTGACGGCACCAAACTACAGGTCTCTTCAGATTTTCATCTGGAGTATTTCCGGGACCAAAGTATGGAGTAGTTTCAACAGTATCTATTGAGAGTATATCAGTAACTACTCTTGGATCTTCTAATAAGTAAGAAGGTTGTCCAATATAAGAGTCATAACCTAGAGTCAAATCATCTCCCGGTTTTACAGTTTCTATTACATCTCTGAATATTACGTCAACTCCCTCTCCACTTCCTTTATAGAATAATATTTTGCAAGTATCTCCCTGCTTAAGGGGCTCTGTAAACTGAATTTTACTTCCTCCGTTGAAAATGTATCCTTCTCCCGGAATTTGAAGTATATCATTTACAAATACAAGAAGAGTATCTTGGATAGTAATTGGAGAACCTTTCTTAGCGTATATTGAAACTATTTGACCCGTAGAATTTTTCAAAGTAAAAACAGATCTTCTACCATCAAATAGATTTTCTATACTATCTAATACTTGTAATTCTCCTAATGACCATCCAGAAAACTTATCATTAAATATACTTTGTACTGTAATTTGAAACTCACTTAAAGTAGAATTGAAAACTGTGGGTATTCCTGCAATTCCAGATAATGGAACTGTAAGAATATCTCCAACTTTATACCCATAACCAAGATTTTTTATTTCAAAGTCAATAACACTTGAATCTTGACTTACTACTATATCAACCGTTGCTTTAGTTCCAATTCCTGCAATAGACGAAGAACTATAAATCAATGGAATATCTGAATATGATAGAGGTTGATCAATAACTACATAAGGAGGATTTGTTGAAGTGTATCCGGTTCCTGGATTTGTAATGGCAATACTTACAATATTTCCATTATTGACAGATGCGGTTCCAATAAATTCAATTGAAGGAACTCCTACTGTAGTTGATGCAACACCAACTCTAACTGTAACTGGAGTTATTCCTGATGGAGTTTGGATTGCTGTTCTATATCCAGAACCACTATTTCCAATACTAATCGCAGATATAGTTCCTGCTATTGATACAGTAGCAGTTCCTCCAGCAGATACTAAAGGTTGATATCCAAATCCTTCGGTGGAACCTACCGAAACAATAATACCACCTGATGGAAAATCCGATGTATTAATATCAGTAGATAAAGAAGTTCCGGATCCCACAAAAGAAATAGAAATAATTCCACCGGACTCTGATAGAGAATAATTATTATTCAGTCCCGGTTCCTGGAATATTTCATTAATTAATACTACTGCATTTTCGGAAGAAATATCTTCAATATTTGATCCTTCACTTGTTATTGTGAATGTTTTTCCAATTCCCGTGGTAAATTGATGCGAAATATCGTCAAAAATATAATTTTTATAATATGCCTCATTAGACGAATCTTCAACACCAGATCTCATAAATGTTCTTCCGTGGAATGATGAACTGGTAGAAATACCAGTCCAATCTCGCTCATCTGGGGGATTTGTTGATGTTCCTAATGGAATATTTCCATATGGAGCATCAACAAAATTCAAAATATTGTCAACTATATTATAATTTCCATACAGTTTAGTAATAACTGAATTTGATGAATGGTCACTTAGAGCAGTTCCAACCCAAGGTCTGACCACTCTAACTGCGTTAGTACTTCCAATACCAACGGATTCAACTCTCATTATTTCATCATCAATTTTAATTAAATCGTTAATAAAGAATTCATTTACTGAGCTTGAATATAAAAGATCTTCTTCAATTGTTAAATTAGAAACTAATTTTGAGGTAATTGAAGTTCCAACAACCGGAGATTGAATTACATTATCTATTGCAATTAAAGATTTTGCATTTTGTTTAATTGAGGTTAATAAATGACTAGAACCAATTCCAACTGAAGTAATTTCTAATGCTTTTGGTATTAATCTAAGAGCATCTTCGGCATTTCTTGCCAATTTAATAGTATTCTCGTCAATTTTAATTACATATACCTCAGATGGTAATTTATTAGTGGTCCCTATTCCAACTCCAAAATAAGTACTTCCAATACCAATAGCAGAAGAAATTCCAGAGATGTCTCCTGGTGTGTAAATAACTTTTTCTCCAGTTGTCAGGAAATGATTTTTTATTTTTATAGTGCTTGATCCGATACTTACTATGTTAGAATCGGAAGCATCAAAGTATTTCTGGAATATTGGATCCCCTTTATGTTTAAGTTCAAATGATCTTCTAACATCTCTTTCTGTTCCATAATAAATTCCATAGTCAGATGTTAAAGTGTTATTATTATACTGAGTAGGCAAATTTGATGAATCATATGAAGTTAATGTATGAGACAGAACTTTTACTTCAACATCAATATTTGGTAATGGTGTAAAAGTTAATTCAGTATATCCCGTGGTTTTTGCTGCCCCTATTTCTCCAAGTGTTGAATAAGTTTCTATATTGGCATATTCTGTAAAATATGCATTAGTACCATCATCAACAACAACAACTTCTGATAATTGATATCTGTTATTAGTTAAATCTGAAATTTGAACTATAAAATATGAACCATAATAACTATTAAGATACTTTCCAACTTGTGTTGATACTGGAGAAGTTGAAGATCCTATTGATGTAGTTCTTGCTTCCAACCTAACATATTTCAAATCAAAAGTTCCAATACCTGTTCTAGAATTATCTGAAATTGCTACCTGTATAGTACTTACAGAAGCAGCAATTCCTGGATTAGGAATAAAATCAATATTTAAAGTATCTCCAGAAAAATATGGATAATATGTACCCAATCCAGAACTTGAAAAAGAATCCACAGAATGGTTTGTTAGTTGTCCATAGGAAATGAATTCTATATTTGTATTATCATGGACAATATTTAATTCGTCAAATTGATACTGATTATCATCTGATGAAATTTCTAGCAATACTTTTGCAGAAGTATACGTTTTTCCTATTGAAACTATATTTGTTTGTGACGAAGAAGATGAAGTTGTTTTTGTATATAAATCAATAATTCCACCAAGATTAGTGCTTCCAATTCCAGTAAAATCATCTTTTATGTTATAAGAAAGTGTGGTTATATTATAATCATTTACTCTATATTTTTGTGGATAGAATAATATTAATCCTTCATTACCTTCAATTGTAAAATCAAATGTACCCAATTCGTTTACAGTTTCTACTCTTCCATACTGATTTAGATATCCATCAACATTATCATGGAGTAAAGTAAAGATCATCACTTGTCTTTGCTTTGTAAATCTCCTATCATTTACATAAGAAACATATTTTTGAGCCCTCGCATCAGTTAAAGGAAATCTATGGACAATTGAGTAACGAGTTGACCTTGGATTGCTATTAAACTGTCCGCTAATGTCATCAATTGTTAAAACTCTATTACTTACTGATTCATAATAATCGGTAAGTATCCTGCTAGAAAATGTTATTTCATCGGATATAACATTTTGACCAACAAATAAAGCGTTTTCACTTGCCAAATCAAAATCATATGTGCAATTTAAACTTCCAAATCCATCAATATCAACAGTCACATCTACATTTCTAGTCGTGTCGGTTTTTATACCAGCATAACTTGAAGATTCTAGTTGATAATCACTAAATTTTTTAAATCCTGCAGTGTGATTTAAAGACCCTACAGCATTATCCCAAGTATCGTAAGGAACTCTTGAACTTAATGAATATGAGAAGTTTTGGTAATAAAAACTATCCTGAATTCTTTGCAATTCGGTATTTAATATGCCAGTATCTGTAATCCACCCACTTTCAACTTTTGAATAACTTCCAACATCAAAGAATGCTTCCGTGGAATAAGAAGAATTTATTATACCTTGAGTCTTTGAAGATACTCCTTGTATTGTTTTACCTTCTTTCAAAGTTTTTCTAGAAGAAACTCTCAAATATTTTGTTTTTTCGTCCCAATTTTCAACTAAACCTAATATATCTGATTCTCCGACATACTTAACAGATTCTTTTTCTAAGAAATTATTTGGAGATAATGTGGTTTTAAATGTTGGGAAATATTTTTTGGGAATAATTCTTGCTGCGGAAGAATTGGAGGCATCAAAAATTCCAGGTTCTTCCCCACCACCTAAAAATTCTGACATATTATAAGTTACAGACCCAATTCCTCCAATATTTTCATCAGTTGAAGTAACTGTAAATAACTTATAGTTATAATTTTCTGAGTTATATCCTTTACCGGTTGAACCAGCACCTATACTTACGCTTTCAATCAATACTTCATCACCAATAACAAATGGGAATGTATTACCTGTACTAAATCCAACTGCTAATGTTACTATAACATCTTTGGTAATTGAGTCATATTCAATAGTATCAATTGGAACACCATTTGAATTTTGTAATGGTAGTATGGTTGGTTCTACGTCATTAAGACGATAAGTATTGTTTAATATCGTAACATAATTATCACCAAGAGAATATTTTAGATCAACTTCAGATAAAACATCTTCCGTAAATCCATCAATTACTATCAGTTTTGGTGGAACTAAATAACCTCTACCATTAAATTCTATTCTTATTGATTCTATGGAATTAAGGGGTTCAATTTTTAAAATCTGTGGTAAAGAAAGTGATGGCTTAACTGTAAAATCTGAAGAAAAATCAAAACCAATATCATTAATTTCCGTTTTCTTTATTTTTCCTATTGATTTTCCAAATGACTCTAAAATAGCATTACTTCCACTTTCGGATAAAATATTTAAAAATTTTGGTTGATTTTTATAATTTTGACCTTTTGATGAAATGTCAATTTTGGAAATAGGTCCAAAAGCACTCAAAGATGTTGTTTCATAACTTAAACTAGAAGATGAATCATATGAATTTTTTTCAGGAATGTCTGGTAAACTGTAAGTAAATGAAGAGGATGAAATGCTAACAATAGTATGCTTTCCATTATATTTACTTGAAACAACTTCAATTTGATTATTAAATTCTATTTCATTATCTACATTTATTTCTTGCTTTACCTTAGGTAAAGTGCTGTTGTAAATGGGATTTAATTTATAATATAGTTTTTCGGGAATATCTTGATTAATAGTTAAATAAACTTTTGCATTTGATGTTCCAACAATTCCTTCTCTTCTAACTTCAAAAGTATCATCTTTTTTGGTACTCTCGAAAATTTGTGTAAAGTTAGAATCTTGATAAAAATCAAGTTTAAATGCTGAATAAATTTCAGAATTTGTGACGTATGAAAGTGTAGGATCTGAAACATCAAAAACTATAGTTGAATCTTTATAAGCTTTAATTTGAGGATTTATTGGAGATAATATTCCCCCATGAGTAGAAGTTATACCTACAATTTCTGGATATAGAGATTTTGAGGAATAATATGAAGAAGATAATCTGATATTATTCTCATCATATACAACAACATAATAAATTTTATTATTCGTTAAACCATTAAATGATGATGTTTGAGTATAAACAACCTTTTGACCATTTTTAAAATTATGATTTGGAATATTAACTAAATCAGTATCAATATTAACTTGTGTTGACTCAAATTCTCTTGGATTTACCAATAATTTTCTGTTGTAATCGTTATATTTAATTACATATGTTGTAGAAATACCAGGATTGACATTCATATAAACAACATCATTATTTGTCAATCCATGAGTTTCTGCGGTTGAAACTGTTACTATATTTTTTAAAACTTTTCCGGATAAAGTTTGATAGTTAGTAGTAAATGAATGATATAGTCCTGTTCCTATACCAGTTAAATATAATAATCTTGATGAACTTAAAGTACTTCCAATTCCAACGAAAGATCCTGTTGTACCAATACCAACTTTTACTGTTGATATTCCTATTAAATCGTTTGAAATTTTTGCCGCATACAATCTTTCATCATTCTGTAAAGATAATGAAGTAATTCCATCAATTGAAATTGAAATTTCAGTTCCTCCATTAGATGAATATATTATTTCATCTCCAGTATTTAAATTATGATTTGGTAAATATATTGATCTTGTCGGAATAAAAATTTGAGTTATTCCAACTCCGGGATTTGAAAATTTAATAGTAGTTCCTATTCCTACCCCAGAAACAGTTCCAATTCCAAGAGATTCGTTGGGGATAAAATATATTTGTTTATTGGATGGATGCGGTAAATCAATCGTAGAATTAATAGAAAACCTTCTTGGAATCTCATATAAAATATCCGTATAACTGTGAGATGTACCTACAGTATTGTCAATACCTCTTAAAACTCTAATTCTAGAAGAATCTTTATCAATATTGAGTACCTTAACTTTTTCATCTCCAACTTTATAGATATCATTTACAGATACTGCTGATATATTTCCGAAAACAGAAATAAAAGTTACTATTCCAGTAGTTAAAGAGCTGCTAATTCCAGATGGACTTGAAATTGCAAGAGTATTTGACCTTACATTAATATTATAAAATCCATTTAAAAGAGAAGAAGTTGTATTTAATCCAGATATAGAAACAATGTCTTGATTCAATAAATTATGTGGAGAAGAAGATTGGACTATAGTTTCAAATCCATTTTTATAAATTTCTGTATTAAAAATACTACTACTTGCAACACTTATAGTGTTAATAGTTTTACCTGCTATTCTTGATACTTTTGAAAATAATCCAAAACCACCAGTCCCCTCATTATCAAAAATAATATTGTCATTTACTTTATAATTATTTCCCCCAGATATTATTTCAATAGTTTCTACATAACCAGGAGAAATTGATTTAATATCAATAGTTTGATTTAATGAATTGGGCAGAGATAGATATGAATAAGATGAATACTTCTCAAGTAAATTATATGGTTTAGTATTTCTTATCCAATTTGTATTATTTAAATCAATATCATTTTGATTTGATGATCTCTTATAATTAAAATCATTTGGTTTTGATCTAAATTTATTTCCTATAATATACGGAAATTTGGGTAGTTTATATTTTGAAAAATTATTTGAAGAGGTTTCTTCAAAAGTTGAGAAATATGCATAAGTTCCATTTGGGAATTCTGGAGTTATGCAAAATCTTCCATTATACTCATCTAAAATATTTTCACTATCTTTATTTTTAAATTCATAATCCTCTATAAAAAATCCTGAGGGAAAAATATTCAATGGTGGTCTATTTTTTAATAGATTTGTTCCCGTCTTAGTGGAATACCCGGATTTTAATTGTACTATATTTCCAGTTCCATCTTTTTTCTCATATCCATATGGGCCATATATTGGATTCCCATCATAAGCCCATCCAATAATAGGTGAATGTTTATCTGAATTTACCTCACTACCATTAACTTTCTTTAGATCTGAAAATTCGTAAAATGTTTTTCCTAAAGAATCCTTTCCATATACAGATTCTCTTAATTTTCTTGGTGCATATAAATGACTATATTGTAGACCATATTTTGATCTTGGATTATTGTAAATAAATCCATCATCTAATCCATTTAAGAAATTATTTTTATATCTTTCAAATAAATTAATAGTCCAAGTTTTTAATTTTGTACTAAACTTTACTCCATTGCCAGCAGAAGTTACCTCAATAGAAGTATTATTTTTATCATAACTAACACCACTTTCTACAATTTTAACCGATTTAATTTCTCCATCCTCTATTATTGGTGTTAAAATAGCCCCAGAACCATTTCCTGCGGTTAAAATTCTTAATCTTGGTGGAGAATTATAATCTTGACCGGGATTATTTACAAATACTTCTTCAATTTTTCCATTATTAATTATCGGTATTAACTGAGCATTTGATCCACTACTTAAATCTATAGAAGGTTCCCTATTAAAATTAATAACTTCCGAAGAACCATAACCAATACCACCAGATTTTAAGTGTATAGAAGTTATCTCTCCTCTAAAAATTGGTTGTATTTGTGCTTTAAATAATAAGTCATTTGTGGAATAAGTTCCAACTTTACCAATAACTTCTACTGAAATGTTTGGATAATTGAAAGTATGAGTTCCTGTTCCAAAAGAGCTAAATTGTATATATTGTTTAGTTTTATAATAAAAATCTTCATTGCCAGTACTTATACCAACAGTTGATAATTTAAAATTGTCATTATCAACTTTTGTAATGTAGTAATTTTTGTTATTTTGAAGTCCTCCTATTGCACTTCCAGTAGTTGAATATGTAATAATCTCTCCTGATTTAAAGTCATGGTCTTTTATATTGACTTGACATAGTGATGTGCTTATCCCAGTAGTATCAGTAGTTCTTCTTTTATTCTCATAACCAGATCCAGAATCTTCTACATTAATTTGAGATATTACTGATTTTTTAATATATGCCTCAATAACATGATTTCCTTTACCATATGACGTTAAAGAAACGGTATTAATTCCCGATAGGGCATCATCATAAGTGTTATGTAATTTTACTGTATACAAATCTGGTATTGATACGTAGTAAGAAGAATTAGTTACTATTCCTCCTATCGCCTGCTGCCCATTTGTTTTATAAATTATTTTTTCAGCATTTCTAAACTTATGATATGTTGAAAATCCTATACTATCATTAGATATATTTACTAGATTTGATTTAGATTCTGAACTAAACGTAACTTGATGATCAATTAACTTTAATGAAGCACTTGCTTTAGCTCCTTCTCCATTTCCACCACTGATCTTTATCGTTGGAGTTTCTAGGTAATCAAAACCCGGATCTATTATTTTAATCTCTTGCAAAGATCCAAGTACAGAACAATATCCAGTAGCTCCAGTTCCAACAGAATCTGAAATGACTAATTCTGGCGGATTAATAACATCATAATTTACTCCACCGGAAACTATATCAATACTTTCAATTGGACCATAATAAATTTTATCTGATGATTTATAATTTAAAATTTCAACACCATTAATTAATAATCCAACATGACCAGAATTTGTAACATATTCATTTCCATCATTTATTGTTGGAGAAATTTCTCTTAAAATATTTTGTGAACTTAAATTTTTTGAATGTAAATTGACATCCTGTATTTTATTATTTTTTACTTCTAAAATATTTTCTACTTCTATAAAAATTGAATTATATAAATTTGATCTACTTTGCGAAAATTTTAATTTGTCTTTAGTTACTCTGTATACAAAATAAACTCCATTATTAAATAAAGAACCGTCATCTATATTTTCACTTGAGGTATAGTAAACAGAATCTCCGGTATAAAATCCGTGATTCTGAATTAAAAATGTATCAGTAATTCCCACACCAACATTAAATGTTACTGATCGGTTTGAAGGATTTAATGGGGTTTCATAATAATAAGGTAAAGAAGATGCTGCTATTAAAGTTTTTTGACCGTCTTTATAAACACTTTGAACATTAGAAATCTGATTCGATATTGTGGAATAACTTGAAGAAGTTGCTTTTGACAGTATTCTCCTAACAGAGTAATATAAAACTTCCACATCACCAAGAGTTCCCTGATCACTTATTTCAAAATTTGTATCAGAATTAATTCTTGTTACTGTGGATAGTATTTTTGTAGAATCACTTGAAGTTATTTCTAATGTATCTCCCAACTTAAAATTATGATTTATTTTTGAAGTTAATGAATAGGTAAAGTTTGAAGAATCAACAAGTTCTACAGAATCAATATCAATAATTGTTGATACATTATAGAACCAATTATCATAAACAACACTTTCATCATTTACTCCAAGTGTTTTTACTATTCCATTATCACCGACTCCTTGGTAATAAGTATCACCTATAATATTTGTGTCTCTAAGGACGGCAGTAATTCTAACTTTTATTGTTTCGTTTGAATTTTTATTAGATATTCCATATGCAAAAACATTTAACCATATATCAGATGCATCTAATATTGTATTTGAAATATTACTACATCCAAAAAATTGATTCAAATTCTTTGAGGTGTATGTTATAATACCTTCAGTACCATCGGCATAAGTTACTGATAATTCACCTTCAGAAGGAAATCCAACTGTTGAATCTACATCAATAGTATCTGCACCAGAAGATATTTCTCCTATATTTCTAGTTTTAGGATGAACTGAAAAATTCCCGTAAAGAGATCCATCAAATCCAATATCTTTATTATAACCAGCATCAAAACTTATTTTATAATATGATTTGTTAGATTTTGATGTTATTTGTTGGACCTTTGAAATTGGAGCATATCCAGTCGGAATATTATTATACTCATCTTGTCTAAGAGTTGATCTAACTAAATCATAAGGATCTCCAGATACGGGAAGAACAACTAAATCATTGGTAATCTGATATTCAGCATCTGAAGGTTTAATTAAGTAATCTTGGGGTTTTATAACCTTAACATCTTCTCCGTATAAGGCTTTAAATAAAATTTTAAATGAGAGATCTGTTCCTCTTGTTGAGTAAAAATCCTTTGATTGTTTAATAAACAAATATTTGTCAAGACCACTATAAAATTCCCTATTCTCAAAACCTGGAGATAACTGATATTTAATTTTATCAAAAAATTCTTTAAGGAAAAGAGAACTTAAATTAATTACTAAAGTATTTTCACTGTGATCGGATGATTCCGATGAATTAAATGTTAATTCATCCTGTTGATTCGGATTATCATAAGAAGTAACACCACTAAATCCCCGTATACATCCAGTAAAAGATGTATTTGTTTTTCCTGTATATGTGATAATTTCATCATCAATTTGAATCAAACCATAAGAATCTGGAAATCCGATTGTTGAGGATACAAATATAGTTTCATCTAAGAATGAAACATCTTGAGTTAGTTCTGTTGAATCTTGATTTGATTTTATTGTATCTAATTTAATATAACGATCTATATTCTGAATAATATCATCAGGAGCACTCTGAAACTCCTTGGAAACATAATACTGCTTTAAAAATTCAGCAACTAATGGAAACTCTTCTCTAACATACTGAGGAAGTTGATTTTGCAGTATATTATTAAATTTGATTCTATTTTCTGTCATTTTACGATCTTACTAGGTTTCCGTTGCTGTAACTTGAAGTTATAGTGTAATTAGATGGTGAAGGATCTGCCCCAGATGCTATGGAATCTGGGATCATTTCAAACGAACTGTTATTAATATCTAGTTGCAAATATAAATCCTGTAATCCAATAACATCATTTGATTTTGGAATTGCGGAAATTTCAATGATTGATTGTCCATTTTTTACTTTTCCTGAGATTATATTAATCGGATTTAAAGTAATTATTCCATTTTCATAGTCAATTTTACCAACATTTCTCTTTAAGATTGTGGAATCTGTAGAATTCTCATTTTCAATTGAAAATAAAAATATTGATCCAGTTATTCTATTACTATCTGGTATATCTGAAAGATATACTGTTTGTTGAAATTCTGAAGTTTTAAATCCAGAAGATTTGATATTGAATCCACTCATACTCTTAATATAGAATGCATTTCCAAATCCAATCTGATATTCTGCAAATGTATTTAATGTAACTCTAAGATCTCTTCTTATTTGTATTTTTGTAATATTTGAAGTTACTGATTCGTGACTATCATCTATAGTTTTAAGAAATTTACTATATTTAAATCTTGCTCCATACTTATTTAAATCTGAGGATTCTGCATATTTATTTGCATTTCCCTGAATAATACTTGAAACATAAGCAGAACTTGTAGTCAGATTTGTATTATAATAAATTTTTGAATCTACTTCAATGTAAAGATATTTTAGATCTAAAATTTCTGGAATAATTCCTGCAACAGAGTATTTTTTTAGTTCCCTTTTAATGTCTTGCTTTATTAAATTTGGAATAAAATCGCCAGTTCTTGGTTTTATACTAATAAAAACTTTTCCATATTGTGGAGGAATCAATTCTTCTCCACCAAAAACTGATATTGACTCTGTTTCTGGGTATATTTTACTTGGTATCAGTGTTTCATAATCATTTGCACTCAGAGCCCTGTTTTGGGAAGCGTAAATTCTTGGAGCATATCTCTTAATAGATTCTACAGTTTCTATGTTTTCTCCACCTTGAGATGAAACGCCAGTGGTTAGTAGTGATATTCCAGAAGTTACTGTACTTTCTATACCATTTTTTGTATAAGTTAATCTACCAGAGAAATTAAATTGACTTATACCATTTCCACTACTACCATTTGATATAATATAATCAACTTCAATATAATTATTATTTTCTAATTTTTTACCAAAAAGAACTCCGTCACCAAATATCAATTCATATCTTTCATCTTCTATTTCTTGTATATAATAAACTTTAGATTCTTTATTTACGCCAAAAACACTATCTTGAAGGGAATACTTTACTGAAGATGTGTCTCCTTGAATATCTCTCACTCTTACAGATATTAAAGATGTATCAACTCCGGGATTAGGCAAAATAAATCTTTGGTTTGGATTATTTGTATTAACTGTGAAGTTAGATGTTAAAAGAACACCCTCATAGATCTTGACATCATTAAAAGAAGCTATATTATTAACTACTGGTACTGTAATATCCTCTAAAATTGAGAATATGAATGATTGATTGGCAAAACTTCCGGATGAACTTGCAACTACTCCTTTTTTTAGAGTTAATGAAGATGGAGTTTGTGGGAAATTGCTTGTATTTACAAAAAATGTTACAGTTGCGATCGCTGCTTTTCTTGATTTTGGTATATATCCTATGTTTCTTGCGAGAGCAACCACATTTTCTCTTAATGTTGCACTGTCAATAAACACTTCATTTGCAACCATATTTGCATTATATGAAGTGATGTAAGTATTATATGCCAAAATATCAAGAATTGTTGAAAGATTAGATCCCTCAAAGTCATAATCAGTGAAGTTTGAGTTGGATCTTAAGTAATCTTTTAGAGATGTTTTAATCTGGTCAAAGTCCAGATTTGAGAAGTTTGCTAATGGCATTTATCTTACTGACTGCAAAACGAACTGTAATTGTTGTGCTGAAACATCAATACCTATTATTCTGTAAATTATAGTAACATTAAAAGCATTATTGTCAAAATCGGGAACAGTTTGCACATCAATTAAAGACACTCTTGGTTCATAATTTATGATGGAATTACGAATTTCATCATTTAATATAGATGCCGCAATTCCATCAATGTTCTCAAATAATGATTTACTGACTTTTGACCCAAAAGTTGGATTAAAAAACTTTTCTCCAGGCAAAGTAAAGACAATATTACGCACTGATCTTGCAATTGCAGAGGCATCTTTCAATGCAATCAAGTCATCATTCAGAGGATTACTCTGAAAGGTCATACTAATATCTTTAAAACCTTTACTTACCCTTTCTAAAGGCATTTACTTATATAATTCTATCTTATTTATTAGGGATTTTTTGATTCATAGAGTGGTTCTGTACCGTATTCCCAATCATCATAGTCATCATCATTACGAATTAACTCATGAATTTCATTTTGAACTTGAAAATTATGCTTTTTTGGTGTTAGATCATCATTGAAGATCTCTCTAAGCATTTTTTGCTCCATTTTTAACTCCTGATTGATAAAATCAGAACTTTTTAAGGGGTTACTATCCCTTAATCAACATAAAATCCTTTTCTTAAGTAATCAAAATCTTCTATATAACGATAATCTTTTATATTTTTATTTATTTTTTCATCCCAAACTGGAATAGCAACACTATTATTATAACGAAAATCTGGATTTTGGCGAAATTGAACTTCTATTAACTTATTTCCTATAAATTCACAGTTAATCCACTCATAATTACCAACTAAATCATTCAAAATTGAAGGGAAATCAACTTCAACTTCAATTTTTGACCATTTTCTCCACTTGTAGTAGGGGTCATCTGCGTTCTTTTCACCTAAAACGACCAAATTTGACTTCTTTTCGTGATAATCAACACTCAAATGAGGTCCTTGAAAGATTTCGCACCAAAATTCTGATGGATGAAAGTGTTCTGTTTTGTCTTCTATCCATTCTTTGCGAGCAAAACGTCCCATCCCCATTAAATTGATGCATGGACGAACAATATAAAAGTCGGATTTTGGAACTGTGGTTCCTGCAGGACCACAATTATACTCCAAAATCCGACTTAGTGATAATTTATTGTATGCCCAGATGTCTTTAGGATTGATTTGATTCCATTCTTCGTTGACATCTAGGAAATAAGACATTACTTACCTTGTCCCCTGTACTTCTTTTTACGTCCATTACGAGAGGTTGCACTTAGTAGTGTGCGAGCAGAACGTCCTTGACGGGTTTTCTTTGGTGCTCCAGGTTCAAAAAGAGTCTTGTTGTTACCACCTTTAGCCATTTTAAATTTCCTCCAGTTCAATTAAATTAGGATCAATGTCTTCTCCCGAGAAATAACGCTCAGAGAAATCTTGAAGAATCTCACTACACTCTTCTGTAGTGAGATTTGTATAAATTTTACGACCTTTATATAAAAGATTGTAAGTTCTTTCCATCAGATAATACGAGTTTTCTCATGACCCACTCTAATACGAGGATCGCACCAGATTTCAAATCCTGCTTCTTTTGCATCAAGACAGAATGAAACATCTTCACCGCACATATCCTGAACAGCTCCGGATTCAAAAACTTGCATCTTTGGAGCAAACCAAGGATACTCAAGATTCTCAAAGACACCTTTCTTAATAAGAACCCAACCAAAACCAGTGTAGTCAACTGTGAATGGTTTACGACGCTTTGAGATGCTCTCCACAGTTTCGTGATTCATCACACCACCATTCTTACGGAAATCATCTTCTTCTAACCAGTGTGCGACAGAGGTTGTGTGACCATCTTCTGTAGCATACCATCCTGCTGCAACCTCACGTTCTTCTCCTTCAGCAGGAAAAGCAAGATCACAGAGTTGCCAGAATTTGTTAGAATCAAAAACAATATCACTATCAATCCAAAGTTGATAATCATATTCTAGTTTTCCGTCCCAAGGAACTTGCTTGGGACCACGAAGTACATTTGCACCAAGACACTTACAACGTGCAAAATTTACCATTGATGAGTAATCTTGAGAGATTTGAATACTCATTCCATTTTGTACAATGTCAAAACAAAGTTGTACAAATGCCTTTAGAAAAATAAACGAGCACCCGCGACCTGGAAGACAGAATACAATTGATTTTCCACGCATTCTTTCTTTAATCGCATCATAATCCCAATCTTCAGTGGATTTCTTTGGTGCTGCTGCTTTTACAGTGAATCCTTTTGCCATAAGTTGAATAAACCTTCAAACTCAATTTTATCGTTCTATTTAGTGTTTGTCAATATGAAGCGTTTTGTGTGATTAGTTTATTTACAATTACTTCTTCATACTGTAAATCTTCTTCTGAGAAATTACTATCAAGTAGTTCAATCATCTTGTGTAACATATCCCAGATTTCAGAGAATTTTTCCTCTGAAAGGCTGTGATAAATGCACTCGCGTTTTGCGTAGATGTGATATACCTTTTCATATTTTTCCATAAAAATTTTTTCCGGAATTTTTTTATTTCACTGCATTATATATTACCACTATCAGTATTCCAAGAGGAACTCCGATAATTCTAAACATCTTTCCAGGATATCGGATCATCCATCCCGCAAAGACAACCTTCCAGAAATTCCAATAGGGGCGGGATTTTTTTCTCATCTTATACTTCCGGGATTTTTTTATGAGATTGATATTTCTCTCGCGTTTTGTCACCTCTGGAGGTCACTGGGACCCGAAGTTTTTATATACGGGACAACGCCGCGCCGCGCTATAACAAACCAACCGCATTTAACTGCCCGCCAGTGTCACCAATCTATCATAACATTCAAGGGCACAGAGTGTCAAACCCTGTGCCCTCTGTGTTATCAGAACTCAATCACATCTGCAGTGGGTTCGTTATCAGAAACCTCCGAAACATTATCAGCGGTGAGTGCATCCAGAATGGACAGAATCTCAGCGCCAGTGTTACCTTGCTTGAGCATGGAAATCATCACTTGCTTGGACATAATGAAGAAGAAAAGTGTAAGAAACTGTGTGTTTGGTGGGGTGCCACTACCTCCCCCGTTGTGGCGTGTTTGGTGAGTGTCTTTAGGGCGCATCTCATTCCCTTTTGTGTTACTTAGAAGTCAAACACATCGCTATTGATTTGGATCGCATTTACAGCAGGATCATCATAGCGAACACCATCAGGAGTTTGTGTCATGAACTCGCTGATATATTCAACGAAATCCTGATACGAACCACACTCACGGGCAAGGTTATACAAACCCTCATCATTGTTAATCCAGAGTGCAACATTCCAGGTCTCATAATTCTCCCAACCGTTATAGGAAACGTCAAGAGCATTGCGTTGGAAAGCGATAGTCATTTGGTGCAAAGTGTAGGGTGAAAAGTGTTAATGAGAATAGAGAGAATCAATCACATTCGCTTAACCACATCCCGTTACAGAACGATTCAACCGAACACTTAAGATTGCGGTCAGTGAGAATAACTTGCTGGAACAGAGATGCATTCAACCAAGTAGGAAACTCTCCAGCGACTTGTATACCATCAGCGGTAGGGATTACAACGCGGAAAGTGTTAGTCATTTGTCGGAGATTTGTGGTTGGTTTGTGATGTTTGGGGTGTGCCCCTTATACTACTGAGACACTTTAGAGGTGAGATATTATAATGCTTACAACTCAAAGAGTAATGAACAGAGGCGAAGAGATCACATCATAAACCTCACGCACTTTCTGACCTGCGTTATAAGTTACAGTTGCTGCGTTCTTCACAGCGGGGACTGCAACGTTGCGGGTCCAGGTGATAACGTTCAGAGCAGCGATTTGCAGACGCTCAGTAACATCATTCTCCTGCCACTTAGAGGCGATCAGAGTAGCGATCACAGCGATAAATGCACAGACATTCATAACACCATCCATATAGGTGTTCAGGTGCTTTTTATAGTCAATGTTCATCAGAGTTTCAGTCAACTTATGAGCGGGAGGAAATGCTTCAGTGAACGTCAGGATTTGGGCGGAATTCATAACAACGAAAAGTGAAAGTGTTTGTGATAAGAACGCCGTGTAGAGTGTGGCGCCCTTATACTACTGAGACACTTTAGAGGTGAGCTATTATAATACTATGAATTGATGCGATCCTCAACATCACTGAGAATCTGCATTATCACCTCACGACTATCCTCACCGTTATCCTCTAACTGTTGCATAACGTCTTGCAGTTGTGGTAGAATTGTGGTGACGATTTCAGGGACGCGAATCATCACTCCATTGCCCAAATTCTTATACTTTAATGGTCTCATAGTTTTGATAGCATAACTAGGGGTATTTAGGGGGGGTTATGCTATCAAAACTAAAAGTGCCTATTTTACCACTTAGAGGGGCAATCTAGATCCTCCACGTATGCTTCACACCTCTCTGCAGGTTCCAATTTGAATAGTTTCTCCCAGTCAATTTGGTGTGGATCGAAGTCGGATAGGACATTGAGTTCTAGAGTTACCCTATAACGCTGCTTCTGTGCCTGGTGATACACAACTGACATAAGTACGCTCCTGTGTGCTATGGAAACATTCTATAATGTCTTGGGGTAAGTGTCAAGTACCTGAGGAGTATTTAGGGGCGCTCCGGGGGATTTTGCGGGGGTCTTGTGAGGATTTTGTGACTTTGGGGGTTGACAAATCGCGTTCCTTTGTGTATGCTCGCTTAGATAACAAGGTCTCAGCACATTTATAAGAATACAGAGAGAATACCCTCACATTCTATACACTTTTCACAACACCTTTATTTCACGCATTATAACTCATTTCACGTTTTCCACAAGTGGAAATCTCTTTTTCCCTACATAAATCAGACAGGAAAAAACACACAAATGGAGACAAGAATCAAGCACTTCTCTAATGTTGAAGCACTGAAATGTTACCCTGATTATGGTATAGACACAGAGGGTAATGTTTGGTCCTTTAAGAATAACAAATCAAAGAAACTTTCTCCTGGTTGGAAGAGCAAAACATCAGCAGATAGATTTGTAAGATTAACGGATAATACAGGACGATTAAAGAACTTTTCTGTTCATAGATTGATGGCACTTGCTTTCATTCCTACTGACAACATTTCACGCGATGTTGAACATAAGAATGGTGATAAAAGTGATAACAGATTAGAGAACATTGAATGGAAAGAGGATAAGAAACAAAAGCAGTTTGATGGTTATATTGTTGACGATTTTGTAGCAGAAAAAATAAAGAACGTTTACTCTGCTTCTATAAGAAAAGGATTACCAGTTCCTGATAACAATACATTCTTCAATACTATCATTGAAAGTGCATTAGACAGTTACATTATGCAATACGGATTACGTCGTTTGTTGACATAAAAAAAGAGAGGGATTACCAGTCCCTCTCTTATACACCCAACCACCTTTTATTGGAAATTATCTATACTCTACGGAAGTCACTTTGTTTACTGAATAGAGGCAAACTCCCTTCCTCTTCATTATATCATAACTCAGAACCTTTGTCTATCGTATTGCTCTTCATTCCATCCATTACGATAATACTCTCTACGTTCATAATCATCTGCATCCATTACATCATCGTGCTCTGGTTCATAATACGAATCAAACTTAGAATACGATTCTCCGTTATAGAAACTTGTGATTGTCATAACATCAAATAGGAACAGAAGTACCGACGCGAATTTGTGTTAAACTGTGCTGAATGTATCCGAGTTCTTTATTTGCATTGAAAGCATTTTTCCAATGATACTGTGCTTCAGAACAGTTATGTAGACCATAATAGTAATAACGAACTGATGTCTTTCCCATACCTAACTCATCTGCAATCTGTTGAGTCGTATAACCTTTCTTATACAGATTGTTGATTAAAGTACAATAATAGTTGGAACGATTGGACGCTTTGGCGAAAGAAATTGGAGCGACTTTCATTTGATAAGATTAGCAGGGGAACCGCAAGAACGATAGAAGTCAATCATAGATTGTGCTTCTTCAAGTGTACTGAATGACTGAGTATTCCATTCTTGAGTATAAGGACGGAAGTAACGAATAACGAACATTTTAGTTAAACCAGTATGCTAAATCTGCGAGTTCTGATGCAATCTCTTCTACATTATCTTCGGTGAGTTTGGAGATAAGTTGTTGGACATCTTCTTCAGGTACATAGAACAAATCACCATTGATTTCGTTTGCTAACTCCTCAGCACGGGAGAGACATTTCAGAATCAGGGACATAGGCATCACCAAGAATTGCTTGAAGTTTGTTGTAGTATTGTTGCGCTTTTTGTTTGATTTTGTCTTTGTCTTGTGGATTATCAATCAGGAATTGTGTAAACTCAAAATCGAAAATCACATCACTACAAAGAAAACGAAGTTGAAGGATTTGAGATTCAGTCATCAGGAAAGTTTGATACCATTGTTGAAAGGAACTTCACCGTTGGATGTTGATACAAACCAAGTGAAATCTTTTTGATAAACACGCTCACCAGTTCCGTGCTCTGCAAGAATAGCATTGAGACGCGATTTGGTGGTATTTGTTTGATGTCCGCCATCAAACAGTTCCAACCAAGTATCACCAACCATAGCAATCAGATTGCTATACAGATAGACGAAACTTACGCCTTCAATGTTGATAACTTGAGTGTTGTCTTTTTGCCAATCAATCTCTTGGGAGATTGCGCGGTTCATTTGTGCTTCAATCTTACGCATTTTGTGGTTGGGAAAGTGTGGTGGTTATACTACTGGGACACTTTGGAGGTGAGTAACTTTAATCGCTTGGAGATTTCAGCGATTACAGAGATCTAGATCACCGACTTGAATGTCATCAAACCAGGCAAAATCGTATTCTTCTTTTAGAGAATCAACTCGCTCTTGTGCTTCAGTTTCTGTTACATAAAGACCGCAAACATATGATTCAGGTTCACGGCGATTCTCAGCGCGAACAAGATAAAAAGTGCTAGTCATTTCAGTTCAGAAATTAAGCGGTTTAATGTTGAGAAAAACCATCTGAAGAGGTTCACCGTTCACATGAAAGAACACATAGTTTTTGTGAACTTCAATATCACCATCTACAGTAGAAAGGTCAACATAATCCTGCCCATCATTGTCGGAAATGTAAGGATTGTCATCTGTATCATACCCTACAAAGTATAGAGTATCGTTCACACTCACAGCATAAGCATCAGAAAGCAAATCGTGGAACTGTTCAAGAGTAATCGTTTGAGAAGTCATCGTCATTTGTGTTACTTAAGAATGAATGAGTTTGTGAGAAAAATCAGATGCGAAATGCACCAAGAGAGTTAAACTTAGTCCAAATCTCTTTGTATGCGATACGCTTACCGTCAATCTGGAAAGTGTAACGGAGCGAACCTTTTACGGTTTTGGAAACTTTACAAGTGAGACAAATCTCACCGTCACGCTTACCATTCCAATCATACTTTGCGAAGTAATGATTGCAAACTCCGTCAAGGCGATAATCAACAACACCGTTGCGTTGTTGATAGTTTTCCAGCGCCAGTTGCTCAGAGAGTTTGATGCTGTCTAGGAGATCGTTTGTGTTCATACTACTAGGACGCTTTGGAGGTGAGTAATTTTAATCCCTTGCAGATGTCATCCAAGGAGTATAAACTCCCTCCAACTCTCCAAACGTTGTGCTTAGAGTCTTTTCATCATTGTGAAGAGTTTTAGTGATAAACTCTCCATTCAGAAAGAAACTATAAGTGTTGTAATACTTCTTGAAAGCATTACCATTTGCGTCCCAAGATTGACGCCAATTCTTCTCAACAATACACTGATAAATGTTACCAGTGTGAGGAGAAGTGTAGGAGGTTTGGTCGTTCATACTATTGGGACACTTTAGAGGTGAGCTATTTTATTCCACTGTAACCCACTCACCTTCAACAGTACAAAACTCCAGCAAATAGTAGTCAACAGATACACCTTCAATGGCAGCATCTTGGAGAGTTTGCTGATACTGTTCTTGTGAGAGAATAAAGAAATCAGTTTCAATCATTGTGGTTGAATAATATCAGCGACGGTGTGCAATGTGTTAGCGGTAACGTTACGAACTCCTGGCGAGAGTATAAACGCAACGGTGAAAATCAGGAGAATTGTTTTCACTTTGCAAGGCGGTTTGAGTGTTAAACTTCTGCGTGTCATTCAATTACACTTTGCACGAACTCTTCCGCATAATCTTCACCATAAACCTCTGAAATCTCTTGGAGAAGTTCATCAGAATTGGGGTGCATCTTGCGGAGATTTTCTTCAATCGTATCACACGCAAACTCTATCAAACTGTCCATATCCATTCCTTCTACAATGTCGCTGGCGTATTTTGCAACCAGTAGATCGTATTGTTCTTGAGTAATGTTCATTTTGCGTTGCAGTAGTTGGGGTTGATTTCACAGAAGCGATCTGCTTGCTGTTCTTGATACTCACTCACGGTTGCGATAGCATTTGCTCCGAACTGAATACCAACGAAAAGTGTAGCGAAGAGAAGGACAATTCTCATTTCAGAATGTGACGATAATCAATGGATTTAATGCACCAACCTGTCGCACAGGTAATCTCTTCAACTAGATCATCCTCATCATCTGCTTCCCAGATTTGACCGATTGTTTCTTCTGTGAGTGCTTGTTGATAATCATCTGAAGGATATTCATCATCCTCCATCTCAAAATCAAACTCAATTTCAGTAACTTGGAAGAGCATAATCAGTCAACGATAGAGTAGTTTGCAACCCAGGAAGGAATACCGCTTAGAGATAGCGAACCGTTGCGGGCATCGCAATAATCTTGGGCATCTTCTTCAGAGTAGAAAGGTCCAATGTATTCTGGAGAATCAAGAGATTCAGACCAGAAACGAACGGTGAAAGTGTCAGTCATACTACTAGGACACTTTAGAGGTGAGCTATTTTAATCAGTTGAACTTTGCGTTCACTCCAACTACCTTACAAGTTGGGTTGCGAATGAGTGCAGTTTCACGGGCATCTTTGGGTGTGCTAGCATACACTTCCTCAGTGAACACTTTGCCACCTTGATAGAGTTGAACGATGTATTTCATTGGATTGTTTAGAGTTTGGAAAAAATCGTTAATTTCTCTGCAGCAGATGACCTATGGGGTCTGTCAGGTGAAATTGCAGAAAAATCAGGTTTTTGGTCTAGTGGTGGACAGGGTTCTCAGCGAGACGCAAGTGAGACGGGAGCAGTTGGGAAGGTCAGACCATATTTTGAGATTAACAAATCCCGCACACATTCGCGGTCAATACTATCACCACAGAACTCATTTCCTTTCAGTTTAAGTATCTTAATGTGTGTGGATGTTGCTTGCTTGATGACGCTCAGAGTTGCACCCATAGGATACAATCCATCAGCACCATAGAAAGAGAGAACATAATCGTAGAACTCTTGCAGGTCAGACATAATCAGTTAGCGTAGAGTGGGAGTTTCTTACGAAGGCGGATTGAATCGTCAATCATTTCACCAACCTGTTCGTAAATGTAGGAACATCCTCCTACATCACAGAGAACATCTTGAGTGAAAACAATAGGAAAATGATTTTCCTCATCATTCTCACCAAACTCAAAAACATCTTCTTTGGTGAATACAAATGCAGCGCAAGGTGCGTCTTCACCTTGTTGCTCAATCAGTTTGTTAATGCTGTTGCGAAGTTCAGAAAGTGTGCGGTACATAATCAAACAGAAGGAATAACAGAGATTTCTTTAATGTTGAGACCGCAGAGTTGATTATAGACGCGATTTAGGATAAGTTTGTCTGCGGTCTTTGCGTTGGATTTCTCATACCAAATAGTACAACATCCATCTTTAGTTTCAACCATCACGCGATAGTTTTTCATTTCAGTTCATTCCAAAGTTGTTCTTTCATCTGTTTGAGATTATCTCCTGCCCAGAGGTCAAGAGTAGTATCAGCAAATCGGATTGCTTCCCAAAGTTTAGGATAGTTCCTCCAATCTACTACATCCTCATCAATCGCAATCAGTAAATCAAGGATGCAAAGTTTATAGAGTTTGAGTAAATCAGTAGTCATAATCAATAATCTTCTTTCTGGTTTTGTCGGCGTTGAGAGTTTTCATCCTCCTCAAATGGTTGATACTCAGGATGAGCATTTTCCCATTTAATCAGTTCATCAATCCAAGAAGAGTTAGAGTTGGTTTTCATAATCAGGAAACTTGAATAGCAGAAGAACCGAAGGTTTTGTTCATCAGTTCACAAATCTTGCAGCATAACGTTCAGCATCAGATTTTTTTTGATATGTCCTATACGCCAAAGTGTTCCAATAAGAATCACCTCGAAGTTTGTTGAACTTGAAAACTTGGATGTGAACCTCCCACAAACCATTATCTTGACGACGCACGTTAATGCAACGTTCGCCATCTTTAGGGATTTGTTGTTCTTTATCAGTCACAAAGAGTTAAAGTTGTTGAGTTGAGTGTAAGAAATCAAACAGGAAGAACACAAAAAGTACCACACCAACCACGAACCCATTCTAGAGTTTCACGGTAAGATGTGCGAGGGTTAGACATTTCCATCGTCTTACCATTGCGGGGATTGTGTGCTACAGCGACGAAAGAATAACCTTTGTTCTCATCACCAGATTGCTCAATCCACATCTGGTTGACTTTACCCTCCTTCCAGTTTGTGTGGTAGGAGTAGATTTCGGAAACGATGTTGTTGCTCATACTACTAGGACACTTTGGAGGTGAGCTATTTTAATTCATAGCATTTAAGAGTGGGTTGTTGATCCTTTCCTCAGCGATCTTGTAGTATTTCTCATCACTCTCAATACCCACAAAGTTTCTGTTGGTGTTCACACATGCTACACCAGTTGTACCTGATCCCATCGTATTGTCTAGCACAGTATCACCTTCGTTAGTGTACGTTTTGATTAGATACTCCATCAAATCAACAGGTTTTTGTGTAGGATGCAGACCCTTTTCTTGCTTGAATCGCAATACTGTCTTAGGGTATCTTGATCCATCAGGATTATCCCTATGCTTGCTCTTTGCTTTACCATAAACCTCACCAATCTTACTGGTTTCTGATGAGAAACCACTGTAAGGTGTAGAGTACCACATCTGAGGATTGTATGTGGGTTTCTTTCTATAAAAGACCAGGATGTTTTCGTGTGACTTGAGAGGCATAACTTTCGCGTTCATAGGATTAGTTCCTTGCGGTTTTTCCCAAATCCATTCATAACGAAGGTTCTCAAGATTTGATGCTGCAAGTATAGTGGTGAAAGGTTGTGCTGCAGTGAATACCATTGCACCATCTTCCTTACAGATTCTGTTATATTGCTCCCACAATTTGTCCAGAGGAATGATAGAATCCCATTTACACGCTGTTGTACCGTATGGCAAATCTACCAACACCAGATCTACAGAGTTGTCTGCAAGTGTTGGCAGAATGTCTAAACAATCGCCGTGAAATAGATTCACCATTCGGTTATGCTCTTCACAAAGGAACATTCTACCAGACGATCAACTTTTGTGCAAATGTAATCATCATTGCCGATAGATTTTCCACCTTGTTGTGGTGCAAACAGACAATCTTCCGACTCAAGATGATTCAGGAAATCCTCTTTACTGAACCAAAACAGGCGACAATCTTTCTCATCTTGGTTGATACCAAAGAACACAAGACGTTCCCAATCTTTATCTTTAGAAACGTGATTGATGATAAATTGATCTTTCTTTGTGCCACCTTTTTTGTCACGGGTAGCAAGAGAGAACTTGATTTCTGTGCGAATGTTATCAATCACACGATCGTGCCCTGCTGTAGATGTTTTGGCACGTTTTACATCACACAACAATACATTCTCAAAGAACTTAGAGACGAAACGCTCACCAAACTCCCCCTTTTGCTTGGGAGACATAAACACATAACCCTGGAAAGGTGTACCAATCCAAGGATCTTGTGCATTTTGATTGATGTAATCTTGGAGAGATCCGTCCTCAAAAATAGAAACAAACACGTTGAATAGTTGCCTTTATATTATTGAGACACTTTGGAGGTGAGCTATTTTATCTCTCAGTTACCAAGTGCCTCTCTGAATGTGGATCTTGCGGATCTCAGCATAAATGAACCGACGCAGTTTATCATCTGTGCTATTGTCAAAAGCATAATACAGACGATTGAGATACTCATCTTGTGTAGCACATTTGATAGTTTCTTTGGTGCTCATTCCGATGTCGTTGAGTGTAGAACCTGCCTTTCTTCGTGGTTGTGAAATAGCACCAGAAGTCCTAAACTTTGTTTTGATTTTTGATAGATTGGAAGTTGCAAAATCATTAGTCATTACGCTAAATAATACTGGTAACTTTGGTTAAAGATGAAACACAAACACCACATTATTCCCAAACACAGAGGTGGAACTGACGACCCAACAAATCTTGTTGAAGTAACACCAACTCAACACGCAATGTTTCATTATTGTGAGTGGAGATTGTGGGGAGATTATAAAGATTTTTGTGCTTACAAAATGATTTTAGGTGATGTAAAAAATCCAGAGTTTAGAAAAGCAAGAAATAGAGCATTTATGAATGTTATCCTAGAAGGTGGAAGAAAGTGGAGAGAACAAAATCCAGATAAGGTTAAAGAGAATGGAGTGAAAGGCAACAAATCTCAAAGAGAAAAGTTTGAGAGTGAAGGTAGAACAATCGCAGAAAAAAGTTGGATTTTAACTAAAGAAACTGGAGAAGTTATTGAAGTTACTAATCTTGCGAAGTATTGTCGTGAGAATAATCTTTCAAAGTCACATCTATGCAATGTAGCAAAAGGTGATAGAAAGTCGCATAAGGGTTATGTAAAGGTGGAGAGATTTGAGTAGGTCATTTAAGTTCCTCTCGCATTTTAGTAAGTTTATGATACAAAACTAAACACTCTTCACTTTCAAGACCAGTCAATTCCTTATCACCCCAATCAACTTGATCTAAAAATACCGAACAAAGAGCATTTAGTTCTTTATGTGTGAAATTTGAGTAGGTCATTCTTCCTCAGTCACAGCATCAAAAAAGAACTCATAAGTTGCAGAACCATTTACACTTGGTTTTGCACTTTTGAACCATTCAACAGGACATTCTTCCAACCAAGCATTAAAATCTATGTGCTGACTTGTGAGATTAGGTACAGTCATTTGGGTTGCAATCATAATTGTTGATAATACGACGCGCAAACTTCATAAAATCGTATGAAGTAATAGTTTCATTTTTTCCGTGGTCAAAACAATAACCATCCAGCATATCTGTTTGGTTGTAGGTATTGACAATCAACAAACAAGCATCATAAAGTGCTGCCTGATGTTCTTCTTCAGAATGAAAAGAAATGGCGTTGTAGTTAGGAATAGTCATTTCAATCTTCTTCAATTTCAGTTACATCAACAGAAACAATAGTATCTGCCCACTCTAGAATTGCTTGCTCTCTTGTTTCTGCATAAACATAATCAGGAAACTCAAATCCAGGGGCAGTAATAGCAAACTGTTTGAGTTTTTTGCCGTTAATGTGCGTGAGGGTCATTTCAGTTTCAGTTTGAGTGATTGAAGAGATTGCTTGCGGGATTTGATTTTACCCTTACACATACCCTTGGTTCGTTTATGCTTACCAGAGTTGTGTTTCCAGTTTGGAGTGTTCATACTACTAGGACACTTTCAGCGTCCCCCCTTTCAATCAACGAGCGTACAAATAAGAACCGTGCCAGGTTGCGTTCTCAAAACACTTCTCACGGGAAGGAATAGAGAGCAGATTGTAACGCTCACCCTTCGCAGGTGCCTTTACACTTGCAGGTTTCAATACTGAACCAGTTTTCTTATCAATAAAGGCGTGGATGCTATCACGACGGTCTCCAATGTGCATCCAGATTTTATGATACTTGCGACCAGAACTATCCAGTTCATAGAAGTAACCATCGGGTGCATCTTGCTGGAGAGCATCACACAGCATCAAACCATACTTAACGATGTTAAGGTAAATTGTGTTGCTTGCATCTTTCTGTGCAGCGTATTCAGCGAGAGTGATAGTCATAATCACTTATTCAGGAACTTGGAGAAAGCATAAACAACGATGTCGCAGAGTTCTTCATCAACAAACTCGGGCAGATCATTTACATCACGCCAAGACATCAAATCTTCCTGAAGTTGCTCACGGAGAGTGAGGAGATCAGTTTCAGTCATTTTGGTTGTGCTCATACTACTAGGACACTTTAGAGGTGAGCTATTTTATCTCAACCCCAATTCTTGCTGACGGTGAAGTTGGCGTGAGAGAATACTTCGCGGTCCACTACTTTAAGTGTCCCATACTTGTTGGAAATCACATAACCTTCGTGGAATGATTGCTCATCGTGAATGTAACACTCAATGTCATCCTCTTCGTGAATGAACAGGAACAAATCATCCTTGATAGATTTAACCAACTTCCAAAGACGCAGGACATTCACATCACAATCACATTTTTCTGCAATTTCATCCTCATCAATGACCTTTTGCTCACGGATGCAAGCGTTGATCTCTTTTTTAATTTGTGATGCTTTCTTGTCGCTCACAAACTCACACAGCGTAGACATTTGCTTTGCAAAGTTACACACATCCTCCAAATCCTCACGGAAAGGATTAAGAGAGACCTGAGGTTGCACGAAAAGACAATGCTTAGTGCTGATGAGTTTGCTCATCAAAGGAGCAGCAGTCATCTCACGAATATCATCAGCACCGCTGTAGATTGTGTGAGGTGCAATGATAATATCCTGACGAACTGGTGCAGGAAACTTGTAGGTAATCGTGTTCGGAGTAAATGTATCCAACCCACTGCCGAAACCAATCCAATCACCTTGCAACACTTGATTAGTGCGAGGAAGGAAATCCAGACAGAAAATGAGGATTTGCGTTACGCGAGGTTGTCCACCGAAATGTGTGAAGATGTCATCCTCATTATAGCAAAGACGAATCTTTTGCTTGTTAAATGCTGCTTTTGTACAAACAAAAAACTTACCATTCTGAGGATTTGTTCCCCACACAATAGCAGGAGCACCATCCATCTTGATGCTGATAGAACTATCAGATTCAGAGAACCAATCCAGAACTGACAGATCACCAGTCAGGATACAATCTTCAGGGTGCTCTAGATGTTTGTTCTGCATTTGTTTGGTCGTCATACTATTAGGACACTTTGGAGGTGAGCTATTTTATTCTATAGGAAGTTGTGCCTGGGATTTACCCTTTTTATGATCCACAATAAACTTTCGTGCTGATGCTTCGGTCTTGCATACTTTGAGTTGCTCACCCTGATAGATTATCATCAGTTGCTCACCGAAAGGAACGGCAGCATAGTCACCTTTACCAATAATGAATCCTTCAATCATAACTAATAAATTGCTCCAATCCTATAAGTTGATTTGTAGTTTCTACCTTTTTTCTGGTTATCGTTTCAGTGTGCAATCTCTGAACAGCAATGTTACAATACTCTTCAGAAATGTCTATTCCAATATAGTTTCTACCTAGACACTTTGCTGCTAGAGTTGTAGTGCCGCTTCCATTGAATGGATCAAGAACCACACCGTTTGGTGGACAGAAACATTCTATCATATCATACGCTAACATATTGGGAAATACTGCGGGATGCTGACTTTTTAACTTACTTTCTCCACCACAAGTATTACCAAATGTCATCACAGTTCCTGGGCATTTTGTTGGATTGATTTTAACTTTGCGAGAACCAGTTTTACCATTTTTAGTGCGAATGTTAGCACCAGTCATAACCTTATTGGCGTGCTTTGATGGTATTTTGATATTCTCTTTGTCAAAGTATTGTGGTCTCCTACCCTTCAAGAATATGGGCATATATTCATGATCCACTCTAAACCTTTTAGTCCACCAAGCACCCTCAGTTCCTTGTCTGTGATATATGTTGCACTCAAACAAACGAAATCCAATGTTATCGCACCAATCAACAATCGTGCGAAATGACGTTAGAGATTTAGCAAAATCTTTCGTAGAATCTTGTATTACCATCACACAGATTCCACCATCCTTCAAGACGCGAAGAAGTTGCTCACCCAAACTGTGAAGGTCTAGAGTATATCCATTGTAATCTCTGAGTTCATCATAGGGAGGGGAAGTTACAATCAAATCAATACATTCATCAGGAAGAGTTTTTAGATACTCAACGTTATCAGATGTAATAATTTGATTGAGATTCATCGTTCTTTTTTATTCTCTAATGCAATTTGGAAGTATTCTACATTATCACCGATTAGTCCAGTTCCTGTATTGCAACGCTTGCACAAATATCCACGAAACTGTTTTGTTTTATGATCGTGGTCACATTGCCAAGGTCCATTTGTACCATCAACACCCTCAGGAATGTCCTCTACCTTTTCATAACAAACTTTACTACATTGTGGGCAGGAAGTCAAGTAAGATGGTGGAGGATTGTCCCTCTTGAGTTTAGAAACGATAGAACTTTCTTTCCGTGAGCAATCCTTACAATTTGTATTTACTCGCAATCGCATACCATTCTTCTTGAATCTTGTGCGATAGTGTTGAAAATAGGTGTGAGGTAGTTTCCTTTTGCATACGGAACAAGTGCAATCAACCTTCTCAACGAAGTGCTCATCAGAACACTCATTGCATACTGAAATGAGAGGAAACTTTCTGCCTGATAGCACAAAATGGTCTGATGTTTTCTCAGAACTACAACAAGGACATAGAAAAGTTTCGTTGTTCATTACACTTTTGAAAAAATCGTTGATTTGGTTGCGGCGGATGGGTTCTAGGTCGGTTGTGGTGAAATTACAGAAAAATCAGGGTTTGAACCCTGATGGGGACTGGGTTCTCAGCGGGTCTCACCTGCGAACCACCGACACGGCAGGTTCCCCCTTCTGGAAAATCGTATCAACAACCGACTGAACTGCACGGGCGGTGCTGATACCAACCTTAGAGTACACAGGTACACAAACCAGACCGAACGATTTGCTATACTGAGCAAGGTTGCCAGGTTGGATACGTCCATCGCGCATACCTTTCGCATCATCGTGATGCAAACGGATGCAACGTCCGATGGTCTGAGAGATACCAATGAAGTCCATATTGCGAAGGAAGAGTACCGCTTCCAGACCGCTGACGTTGATACCCTCAGCGAGGATGCTATGGTGTAGAACAACGAACTTCTTGTCGTTATCCTTACCCCAAGCAGATAGGGTGTCAAAGAATACCTCGCGGTTCACTTTCTGACCATCAATGATAGCACCCGTCTTGGAGGTGATATACATCCAAGAGTAACCGCGATCCTCTAGTTCAGAGCAGAAATCAGTTTCAGACACAAGCGAAACGATTTGCTTGGTTGCCTTAGCACAGATCAGGATCTTACCGACGCTGTTCTCATCAATCGTTTCCAGCAGGTTCTCTGCATCGCGGTCATAGTTGGTCTGCTTTCCAGTTACCATCGGCAGTTGCTTGACGATAACTTTAGGGGGCACAATGTAACCACCTTCAACAAGTTCAGGAGCAGGAACTTTGCAGATGACCTGACCATAAACAGCAACATCATTCATTCCAGGTTTACCCACAGCAAGAGAATGTTTGGGGGTAGCAGTGAAGAAATAGCAGCGTCGTGCGTTAGCAGAGAAGTGCTCAGTCGCAGGGAAAAAGTGACGCTGAACGCTGTTATGTGCTTCGTCAAAGTAGATGGTATCCACATCAATCTGTGCCACTTGAAGACGTGACAGAGAGTTGTAGGTGGTTACAATCAGTTTGTGATTGTCGGCATTAGCATTAACCCAGTTGTAAATCTCACGGGGACGAGTAGAACTTTCGTGATGCGTCTCACCACTGTGAACGTGAAAAACCTTAGCGTTAGTAATAAACTCCAGAAACTCAGCAGAGAGTTGCTCAGCAAGAAGAATACGCGGAGCGACTACAACAATGGTCTGAGGAGTTTCAGATTGAAACTCGCGCAGAGCATCATAGATCATCTTGAGCGTCTTTCCACCACCAGTAGGAACAATGATTTGACCTTTGTTATGCTGTTGCATAGCAGCAACGCCACGTTCTTGATGGGGACGGAGTTGAATGTTCATAAGTTGCATTATCTAGTATTAGGACACTTTGGAGGTGAGCTATTTTAATCCTCTGACATTCCCATAAAAAGGAGAATACCAAGAACAACTGCGACAGGAATAGCAATATACCAGTAAGTTACAAGCAAATAGAGTACAAATCCAATTCCAAGCAACCACACAAGTCCTTCAGTATCTCCAGAACTGAATGAAGAACCTCCACCACCAGAACTTACTTGGCGAAGATTAACAATCTGCTGAACATTTCCGTGCTTAGCATAAATCTGTTGCTGTGCTCCAGATGCAGTTGCTGCCTCTACTTCCGTTGTAATCCTGCCAACTTGTGAGTTGACAAATACTTCTGCTCTCCAAGTTGCCATCATCAACCTCCGTAAACTTCTTCAGCGATAGGAGTATCACCAAACATTTCATTATACAACCAATCAGCAGGTTTGTCCAGATTATCCTCACATTCTTTCAGGAAAGCAATCTCACGAGTCCAGAACTCTACAGATTTCTTTGCCTTCAGATACTCATTGCGAGCATCATAAAGTGCTCTTTGGATTTCAATTCGGTTCATAATGTGGTTGTGCCTATACTATAGGGACACTTTGGAGGTGAGATATTTTAATTCAATCAACCTTTCATTGATTGATGAGCTAAACCAAGCAACTTAGTTCTTTCTTTTGCAGTTGGTGAACGACCGTGAGTTTCCTTAAAATCTGCGAAGAGTTTTGCTTTTCTTTGCTTTAGCATTTCACTTTTTGCCTTATTTCTTGCTCTATCTCTTTCTGCTCTAGTCATACCAGACGCTTGCTGAGGTTTATAGTCAGGATGCGCTGGTTTTTCTTCTTTCTTTTTAGATAAAAGTTTTGTTGCAGTTGCTGATGCTTCCTTTGCCTTTGGTTTTGCTGCTGATGGTGCTTCTCCACCACCTTTCTTAGCAGCAATTCTTGCTTGCGCTGCTGCTCTACGTTCTGCTTTTACCTTTTCAGCATAAGATTGCTTTACTTCAGCACTTCCACGCTCTTGTTCTGGTTGTTGTTGGCGCTCAGATGCTGTTCTTTGCTGACCAATATCCTTGCGTGGTTTATAGTCAACGGGTTCCATTTTACCCCCACCGACTGCTCTCATACGACGCCTTTCGGGAGTTGTCTTTTTACGCTCTCTTCCGATTCTTCCACCTTCTCCAGTTTTCTTAATTGAGGCGCCACCACCCCAACCAAGTTGCTTGGCAGCATCAGCATCAGACGCTTCGCAAATAGACATAAACTCCTGAAAGGTCTTCATCGTCATCTAAACACTTTTCTAGTATTTAGTTATCTTCAGCATCACGAAGTTTATCTTGAGCAGATTTACTAATCTTACACACCATATCATTATCGTAAAAGTATTTCACACGTTCACGACGTGCAGCAAGCAAAAGGTCGTATTCCTCCTGTTGTTGTTTAGTAAAGGTGAAATCTTGCTTGCGCCAAATCTCTTTGAGTTCGTTCAGATGAGGCAGCACGTTCACAGTTTCAGTCATTTGTTCAGGATACAGGAGTTTCGGTTTCAGTGGTAGGTTCGGTGGTCACTTGTTTAGGTGTCACACGAACATTGTAAGGACTATTGAAGAACCTACGGAAAGAAGTAACAACAATAAGAAGCGTTGAAGCAACACCAACCAAACCAAGGAAGGTAACAGCATCACCACTGAAAGTATAAGTTTCGGGCGTCATAATCAGAAATCTTGCGTAGAGTTGAGGTATTCGTTGAAGGATTGGTCATCAAACTCTTCATCAATAAAGATGTCATCTTCATCAACAAAGTTGAAGTAACCTTCCTCTTCAATTTGATAGTTGTCGTTGAAAGGATCCATCTAAGAATGGTTGCTTACATTATTAGGACACTTTGGAGGTGAGCTATTTTATTAGCGACTCATAATAGCTTTAATTCTTGCTTGTTTTGCTGCTTGTTGTGCCCCTGCTTCTCTTGCAAGTTCTCCGTGAACGTGTTTTCTATGTTGAATCCCACCCTTTGCCTGCTCTCTTGCTTTTACAACATTGAAAGTTGTTGGAGTCATATGTGGATCTTGCTCTTCAATCTTCTCAATTTTCTTCGCTTTCTTCTTTGCTTTCTTAATCGCACCACCACCAATTCCACCTTGCTTATCAAGAGTTTTCATCACTTTCTTCTCACTTCCCAATGGTCCCGATGGACCTTCATAAGGAGCAAGAGTATAAGTTTTCACACCATCTTTCTCTTTATATGTTCCCTTTACTGCACCAGGAGGTGCTTTCTTTCCTTCGCAAATATGAATAAACTCTCTAAAAGTTCTCATTTGTCTAGCGTATTTTATGTATTTAGAATGATACACTTCACTGGTTTAGGTTCTGCTGGTACGATATGAGTTCTTACAGCATTAAAGATAATAAATGCGTTTGTAATAAAAATAGAAAGAAACATCAAAAGACGGATAAGAGCAATCCTATCCGCCTCTGCATCATTTTTACCTGATTTTTCCCCAAGAGATTTTGCTATTAACCTCCAAACAGTTTTCTTTTGTTTCATTTAGTTGATGCTTTTTGTATTGTAATATTCTTATAATATTCTCTGAATACCAACAATCTCGGAGAGTTGCGATTAGGATGTGCTGGAAGTTGTATAACCACATAGTGGTCACATACAAAATCAATCACACCACACATTTCTTTGTAGATGACTGCTGTGCCTTCAGAGAAAATCATACGAAAAACTTATCTAATGGAGATTGTTTAATCGGCATCGTTGTATAATTTCGTGTATCTTTAATATTTACACGAACACCGATGGTCTTACTATTGATTGGGGCAAAGTATTCTCTGGTTTTGGTGTTATAAAATGAATGAATTGTTTTCGTTGGAGCACCATTATTGTAGTCAAACTTATGAGTGTTGCATAACCAAATACGAACAACATTCCTCTTGAATTCTTCACATTCATAATAATATCCATCGGGGGCAGAATAAGGTAGAGGTGGAAGTTCCAAACTAAGTTTTACTCAACAAAGACACTATAAGAAAAAATCAAGCAAAAGTCAAGGTTTCTGTTCCAGTATTTTAACTGTCCACCCCTTATATTGTTTGTATTTTCCATTAGCAACATCACACATACAACTACAAGTCAAATTATTGATCTTACAGAAATTCTTTAATCTATTTGTGATAAAGATTTTTCCATCTGGATTTATAATTTTATATGTTTTTTTACATCTTTTATTGAAATATTCTTCTTTGTGTTTTATACCTTTTCTTGATGGTGGTTTAATATTTTTTTCCTTTAAGGTATTACTGATTTTATTTTTAACTTTATCAGTAAAAGAATAACTTAATCTACCTCTGCGTAGAGCATCCATATGTTCTTTTGTTCTTATCAAATTGAATATTCCATCGCCACCATCAGTTTTATTACGCAAAATACCCGTTCCCAAATCTTTTCTACCAAACACATTAATCATATAAATTTCGTGTTTAAATGCTTCTTCTTCGCTTAAATTTTTCTTTAAAAATATAATTTTAGATTTGTCTTTCGGCGGTTTTACTTCATTTCTTTTTTTATAATATGCTCTATACTTACTTCCTTTTCCAACATAATAAGGTGTTCCATCTTCACGCAAATATGCGTAAGTGTAAAATCTCTTAGGATTTTCCATAACTGCTCTTTAGTTGGGTGCAATAGTATTTATAAAAGAAAAGGAGCATTTCTGCTCCCTCTCTACCTGTGAAGATTGCACCCAACTCAGGCATTAGTATTTATCAACAATCGTAGTATTTGTCGTATGATAGCAGTTTAATCTGTTCTTGGAGTTTTAGGATTTCTTTCTGCTGTTCTGTAATCTTTTGTTGCAAATCTTCTATGCGGTCTTGGTATTGTTGTTTCAAATCAAACGCAAGACGATTCATTTCAGGATTACTCATCAGGTCGTAAAGGATTCAACAACGCGGGACTCTTCTTCTTCAGCAAGAGCAAAACGTGGAGCAGCAACTACACGCTCCATAATCTTATTGTCATAGGAAGAATCATAAGAGATTTCACTATCCCTCAGAATATCGTGACATTCAATGTCATCTTTAGCAATAACATTGATTAGTCCACCATATTCCGAAGAAGGAAAAGGAACCCAGAAATCAACAATATACAGATACTTCATTTGTTTGTGTAAGTTACTCCTTTAGTTTAATGTTTTTTGGTTTGATTGTCAATCCAGAAGAAACTCCTCAAAGAAATAATCAACCGTGATTTCAAACTTTGCTGCTTGTTCTTCTGCCCACATACAGAAATCATCAGCAGTCCTATCAATCTGAAGGTCTTTGCGGTCTTTGTTATAATCAATCAAGAGTTTTTCCTCCTTTAAGTTGTTCTTCTTCTCTAGGTCTCATCACCTTGAAATAATAAGTGAGAAGTGATGAGACCACAGCAATCATAGCACAGTAGATTGCGATTGCAAGTGATAAACTCATTCTACATCACAATCAGGATGCCAGTGCGCTTGAGACTGACAAAATTGTTCTTTGGGAGAATATGCAATATCTTTGCTTGGTGGTCGTTTGAGGTTCTCTATTGCTTGACGACGATAGTATTCTTTATACATTGCATCATCACGCTGCACTAGGAATACATTCCATCCAATCACAGCAGAGAAAGCAATCAGTCCAGCAGCAAGATACTTAGGTTTCATAATTAAACAGCAAGTGCTCCAGAGGGGATTTCACAAATTTCAGGCATTTTACTACCAAACTCATTACGATTATAGCACACCCACTCACCTTTCAGAGTGTAGAGATAAGCGTACTCTTCACCTTCAGCAAGGTAATCGTACTTGTTTGCATCAAGGCGAGGAGGGCAATTATCACCACGATAGGAGTAATAGTTAGGTCCATAAGAACCATCCCCACTATTATCCCAGCGATCATCAGTCCAAAGGCAACTCACATCCCCCCCATCTACAAGTTCCGCAACTTTTTCACGGGTATTGTAGTGAGTGCGAAGAATCCTACCGTTGTATTCGGGATAATTATCGTAGTGTGAATAGATGCTCAATATCGAACCATCTTTCAATTCAATTCCAATTCTTCCACGAGTCGCTATGGGAGGTTCCTCAAATCAACAACTGTATTATAGGGCATCCAAGCGTCTTTGCCACTTTCCATGTGACACTTCCCTAACTGACACAAGACCACTTGACCTCTTTGCCCTTCCTCTTGATAAATCTCTTATTTTACTCCAGAAATAACCATTTTTTTCACACCAAAGTGGAAGACCATCATAAACAATTTCAACATTTCCATTTTCATAAGTTATTTCCCATATTTTAGAAAACAACCCTTTATTAACAGATTTTCCTCTATTTGCTTCTCCAATTTTTTTCTTATGTTCCTCACTTTTCTTTTTACCTTTCTGTAAAAGTGACATTTTTTCTTTATATTCTGGGTCTTCCCATCTTTTTTTAACTGATTTTGCAATATTTTTTATATGACTTTCTGGTAATTTTACACCTTTTTTTAGGTTACTTAATTTATGCCTACCAATCTCACTCATTTTATGTCCGCTTGTTCCATCACCACCATTAGTTCTATTATGAAGAATACCTGTCCGCAAGTCTTTTCTACCAAAGACTGCAATCATATAGATTTCGTGCTTAAATGCTTCTTCTTCAGTTAAATTTTGCTTTAAAATTAATATTCTAGATTTATCTATTGGAGGTTTTCCATTCTTCCTTTTTTTTCTATATGCCCTATCACCTTTCCCCTTACCAATATAATAAGGTGAGCCATCTTCACGCAAATAAGCGTAAGTATAGTATTCCATCTGCTTTATCCGTGGTTATGTCTATTTATATAAGAAAGGGGTCACAAAGACCCCTTTCTGCTTAAACAACCACGAATAAGCATCATTATTTATCAACCACCCTTCTCCTTCAAACTACGAACAAGATACTCAGTGAATTGTTCCATCTTCTCTGGATGAACTTGAGTAATATCATAGTTTATAGCTTTCTTAAGAGCAACCATTTCATCCCATTCAGTTTGTGTGAGTTCACTGGTATTCTTCTTGGAATAAGTCATCATTTTGCTCCCATATATCTTTAAATCCTAACATTATTTAAGAGATAAGTGCGATTCCTTAATGATGTCTTTAGAGTGTCGTTACAAAACTTAATTATTATCAAAGAAAGAACCAAAGTTACCTTTGCTTCCAGGTTTACGGTCTTCAAGCATATCCATAATCTCTTCAAACTTCTTACATTGTTCAATATCAAGAAGAAGTTGTGAGAGTTGTTTAACTACAAGTGGTTTCTCATTTGTGGCAGCAGATTTAATTGCTGCTCTCAGATGACTTTCAGCCTCTAATAGGTGTTCTAGTGTTTGTTTACTTAGTGCCATTAACTTTCCTCAGTGTAAAACTACCATCATTATTATCTACCCACTCTACCATATCTCCTTCTTTAAGATTTGCTGCTTCCAACAAATCATCAGGAAAGTTAACAAAACAATCCCCAGTTAATCCATCAACTTCAACAGGAAGTTGCCACTTAACTACTTTATCCTCTTTATATTCTTCTGGGTAATAGTTCTCTTCCCAAAAATCATTCCAAGCACCTTGACATTCAGGTGATGGGTCATCTTTACTGCAAACTTTCACTTGATTACCTTTGGGGTCAGTAACATAATCATCATATGCTTGAATATGACCGATACCGTTACCATTCAGTAGGCAAAGAAGTTCATAACACTTTTCAGTTTCAATCTTGTAAGTGTAATAGTTCTCACTCACCACATCTTTAATCACATCATAAATCTCCTGCGGTGTTGCTTCACTGCAGGAGAGTGCATCGTGCATCCATTCATTCAACTTATCAAGCGAATACTTTTTGTAATCAAAGTCCATAATCAATCTTTGGGTTTTGGTTTGTTACAGTCGTTGCAGTAGTAAGAGAACCCCTGACGAAAATACTTTACCACCTGATAGTGGTTTTCGTCAAGAGGTTTCTCTTCACCACACTTATCACACCTCCTCGTCTTTTCTCTGTCGCTTTCGTGCTTTTTTGAGGTCTTTAAGTTCGTCTTTAATGTTCTGATAAGCTGTCTCAGCATCAATCTTTCCTCCAAGTTCCAAAGAACAGATTATATCAACTCTAGTACCAAAATGTGATAGTGCTTTTTCAAAGTTGTTTAAATCTTCATACATCAGAGGTTCTCTTCTTGCTCAGTGAGAATCACACAATCACTCTTAGGATATGCTACACATAACAGAGAAAATCCTTGTTCCATTTGGTCATCATCAAGGAAAGTTTGATCCTCATTATCAACCTCACCCTCAATCACTTTACCAGCACAAGCACTGCAAGCACCAGCACGACAACTAGAAGGAAGGTCAATACCCGCATATTCAGCAGCATCAAGAATATATTGGTCTTCTTCGCATTGGATTACTTCTTCAGTGCCATCAGCAGAACGGAGAGTAATAGAATAAGTCATAATAGTTTATTAAAATTCAGTAATGTTTGGAGTATTTAGAATAATATCAATTCGTGCATCTACTGCATTAACAGAGTTTCCTAACTCATAAATGCAGTTTGTTGTCTCTACATTTTCTTCTTCAAGTTTTTCAATTCTTTTTTGCAACTCAATCAATTTTTCATAAACATCAACATCTTCACATACAATAGGTCGTTTTGAGGGTGAAATAAACCACTTGATAAACTTAAACATCACAAAACTCCAACTTCTTTCAAATATTGCCTATATCTCATAAATCTAGTGAGATTTGGTTGTCCTGGTACATTTAACTGATAACATATTTCACAATACTGAAGAAAATCATACCAAGGAGTTGTTTCATCATAAACGTGATATTTCACAGTATTTCTCTCCAGAACTCATCGCCTTTCTGTAGTGCTAAAACAACTGTAGTATGCTCCCTTGCGTGTCGGTCAAGGTCTTTATCTGCAAAATAGAGATTTGACCTTTCTACAGCACAACAAAATACATCTGCCCACAATTGTTGCTTAGGTGTTAGACGGAGTTTCATTATTCAAATCAGGATGAGGAGCATACAATGGACCTTCATAGTTTCCTGCGTGAAAGTTCTTAAGAACTTCTAGAACCTCAGGAGTTTCTTCCCAAAACCAACTATTACCATTTTTGTCTACAAATGTACGTGTTGTCATAGTTTTCCTCCAATAGTGCTATCATATGTTTTTTCGGGTGATTTGTCAAACTCACCTTCTTGTTTTGCTTTCAAATACCAACGTGTTGCTCTAATACATTCCTCTTCTGTAAGAGCGGTGATGATACCTTTTCCATCAGGATGATGAGATTGCCAAGTTCCCCAACTTTTTTCCTCAACATAGAAGGCATCATCAATCAGTTGTTTTTCCATAATGACTTAATTGCCTCTTGAGTTCTACGTTTAATGAGTTTAGATGTGAATATAAAAATGTTTGATACTCGTTACCTTCTAACAAACTGGTAAGATTATCAATCTGTTGTAGTGCTAACAACAGTTTCGTTGCTTCGTTCATTTTGATTTAGGTTTGCGAGTGCGACTAACAGTTCCAGGGGAATCCAACTTTTTGGTGCTCCGTTTACTTCCACTTGAACTTCTACTACTGGTCTTTCTAGTTCCCGATTCCACACTGTTCTTGTTTGCTTTACTAGGCTTAGTGGGTTCTCCATCACGATAATCAATCTTAATAGTTCTCTTGTCCAGTTTATACCTATTCAGGTATTTTTGCAAGTGCTCATCACACTCAAACCAACAAACTGAAATCTCTTTCTTTTCACCAAACTGCAATCGCACAGGGAACTTTTCATAAGGAAACAAAGAGGTATCAATCATCGTCCAGTCACATCCTCATAATCTTGAAGAACACCTTTCTTAAAATGTAGTTTCAATCGGGGCCAATCTTCCCATTCACCTTTCCATCTTTCTGGGTATACTTCAATATATTTTGTGATTGGATGAACTTGATACCTTCCGCGTTGTCCTGTAGGTATCCACTCATAGTTCAAGAATAGATGTTTAGGGTTATATCGTGGGTCATCTTCTTCAATAATCTCAAAGGTATTTGTGCCGGTATAATCAGGGCACCACAAAACACCTTTCGGGTCAATCCAAAAGTGTGTCATAGTGCCACTATAACCTTCTTCTATGTCTTTTGTTTGTAAAATTGTATTCGTAAATTGAGGGCCTAAGTCATAACTACTGCGAACCCAATCAAACATTCCCAATTTCAATCACCTCCCTTTACTCTCTTTAAGCATACCACGAACCCAACCGACACCAGGACATTCTACAGAAGTTTTATTGATTTGTCCATTATTCCACCATTTTCTATTCCTCATATTTTGTAGTGTTTCTTCTGTATGAGTTTTTCCTTTAAATCCATAAGTTGGTGGTCTACCTTTATGGGACTCACTCATTTTTGCTCTACATTCGTCAGTTATTATTCTACCTTTAAGAGAGTCACTCATTTTTCTTCTTGTTTCTGACGATGGAGAACATCCATATAGAGGGTGATTTTTACCCTTTACTGCTTGACTTATTTTATTTTTTGTTTCTTGCGTATGTATATAACCACTTTTTCCTTCTCCGCCATTAGATTTATTACGAAGAATACCTGTTCCTATATCAATTCTACCAAGTATACTAATCATATAAATTTCGTGAATATATGCCTCTTCTTCTGTTAAATTTTGTTTTAAAAATATTATTTGATTCTTATTTTTTGGAACTACACAGGGTTTTCCGTTATTGCTATAAACTCTTTTACCTTTACCTTTTCCAATATAGTAAGGAGTTCCATCTTCACGCAAATATGCGTAAGTATAATACATTATTCTTTTAGTAGGGGTATCATTATTTATATTATAATATGGGGACTTACGCAAGTCAAATACCCCTACCCGACTTTGCTGCCCCACTATACTAATCCTGTAAGTTTTGCTGATGTTGTAGTATATCTATCATATCATAGATATGCGTTTGTGAATACTCAAATGCTTCAAATCGTTGAGGGTTCTTATCCTTCATTTTTGAAAGCATATTAAGATGGTCCCAGTATGTATTGATTACATACCCATAGTGCGCTTCATTCATCATCTAACTCCACATCTTTAACAAGGTCTTTCAATCGTTCAATAAGATCTCCATCCATAGGAACTACTTTCTCTTTACCAGTTTCTATATCATCTACCATTTGCATTAGATATTCTAGAAACTCTTTTGGGTATGTTTCATCCATATTGATACTTGACCAGAACCAATCATAACATTCTTGGAATGGGTCATCATCTTTTAGTAGAGCATAACCCTCAAAGTTATCAGTCATCAAATCTTTCCACATAC